GCCAAAGATATCGACCAATGCGAGCTATGAAGCTGAAGAAATGAAGCGTAAAGCTAAGTATGCTCTAGAAGATATCGAAAGAGCGGAAGGTCATAAACGTGATAAAGAGTTAATGAAGCATGTGAAGAAAGAAGCTAAAGAAAAAATCAAGACTATGAGCAAGCTGTGTTAGGAAAGCATATGTACGAAGACTTATTTGCAAAAGACGATGCGAAGATTGGAACAAACTTGAGAATAAGGTTGCCTAATGATTTTATTGTTAGAGATACCCACAAATTAGAAATAGCTAAACTAGAAGTTGAGATAACTATGACCGAAGCGATTGCTTTAGGTGCTGTCGCCGTTGCTGTTAAAAATCCAGTTGTGTCTAGACGCTTTTGGAATATGTTTAAATGCTAAACGGTAAAAAAGCATCCGATTTAGATGATAGGGCTTTGTTGAAGGCTTACGATTACTGTGGCCAAACAATCGCTAAACGCAATGAGGCGAGTAAGCATCCTAAGTTTACTAACGGCAGTATGCCATTTCCGCCACCTAATTTAGCATTTATTAAAATGATGAATGATATTGAAAACGAATTAAAAAAAAGGAAATTACTGTGAATAGAGAACTATTTTTGGCTATATTTAACGCTTGTAAAGATAATGACATTAAGATCAATAGACCTTACCGTTTACCCGATGGTGGCAGTGTTGGTGATCCTGCTGATTTTCAACTTTATATAATTAAAGAATATAACGCTGAAAAATATACAGTAAACAACAGCAACGTTGTATTAACAAAAACTAACGCTATTGAAGAGTTTGTAGAAATTTTAATTGAAAAATCTAAAGGTAAAGATTTGCAATTTGTTCAAATGGTGATGCCTCAATTGGCCGTAGAATTTGCAGAAATGACAGACACTCAAAGGATACTGATCAGGCATATCATCGATTATCAGTCTATGTCTGATATTTTAATTGAGCGTTGGGACATACTGATTAAATTAAATGATAAGGTTGTATCATGAACGAATTATTGCTTAAATATCTTAATTCAGTCAAGCTATTTGAAGCTCCTAACGATCAAGGTAGCTCGGAGCCCAAGCTCGTTATCGAGAGCGTAGACAATCGTAAGGATAGAGACGAAGAAGATAAGAACGTCGTATTGCAAGACGATGGTGATAAGACTGAAGATGATGAAGAGGAAGAAGAAGAGGAAGAGGATAGCGAAGAAGAAAAAGCTAGAAAAGAAAAAGAAAAAGAAGATCGCAAGCAAGAGCGATTACAACGTAAGTTTGATAAGCTAGCTGCTGAAAAAACAAAGGCTGAAAAAGAAGTCGAGGCGCTGCGAAAGCAATTGGCTGAAAAGCCAATTGAAGGTTTGACCGAAGAAGAAGTAGAACGCCGCGCTGCTGCAAAGGCAGAACAATTAGCTGCTGCCAAAGAAGCTGAAAAGGCGCAAAAGGAATTTGAAAAGACTGCTGACAGTCTGATCAAAGCAGCTAACAAGGTCGATAAGGAATTTGAAAAGAAGATAAAAGATGTCGCTGCGGACACTGGCGTTTTGATGCCCAAATATATGGTTGAAATTCTAAGCGATCTTGATAATAAAAATGGTGGTGAAATTCTTGCTCGATTGGCTGATGATGAAGATCTGTATGAAGAGATCTGCACGCTGTCGGAAAGACGCATGACAAAGCGATTAGACAAAATGTCAGAAGAATTGAAGAATAGAAATAAGATCGTAAAGCCAAAAGAACGTGTTTTGCCTGATCCGATTGAGCCTATTAATGATGGCTCAAATAATCGTGGCAACGTCTTGCCTAAAAATCCAACTCAAAATATGGACGAATACGTTAGGATTAGGAATGCTCAGGCAGAAGCTTATCGTAAGAATAAAATGATGCGATGATTTGCATTTATGCAATCATAAATATACTTGATGATAAACATTATGTTGGGCAAGCCAAGGATAGAGATTATCGGTGGCAAATCCATCGTAAAGAACTAAGAGGCTTTTATCATCACAGCATTCTTTTGCAACGTGCTTGGAGCAAGTACGGTGAAAAGAACTTTATTTTTGTTGTGCTTGAGGTTTTAGATAGCATTAAAGATTTAATAGCCAGCGAGCAAAAAGTTATTTTAGATGATCGCGAACAATGGTGGATGGACACACTAAAATCTGAATATAATATATCTAAAGTTGCTGGCAGTCGTTTAGGTGTCAAACAATCAGACAACGCTAGATTAAAAATGAGAGAAAGTCATTTAGGTAAAAGTTGGCATACAGAAAATAGCAGAAAATTAGCATCTGAGCGGATGCTAAGCAATACTTACAACACTGGACGAAAGCAAACACCAGAAAGAATAGAGGCTAGAGCGGCGCTACATAGGAAGCCTAAAACTCAAGAACATAAAGACAAAATTGCCGCTGCACAAAAAGGCAGGACGTTGACAGAAGCTCACAAGCAAAAATTGCGAAAACCTAAGCGAAAGTCTATTGACAAAAATTTTAAACTTGATCTAAGTTGGGATGATATTTTACCGTCTTTGTCCGGTTCATAGACACTGCTTTTGCCAGTCTCCTTAGTCAGACTTTAAATAGGCTATTGGGTAGTCCGTTATTAACACTGCCTTCGGACAGCAGATAAATTTACCCAATATTTCACCTATTCAAATCATTCTGATAAAAGGATATTTACATTGGCCAATTCATATTTGACCATCGACATGATCACCGCAGAAGCGGTGCGACTTTTTAAGAACAGTAATCTGTTCGTTATGAATATGGATACTCAGTATAGTAAAGAATTTGCTGTAGATGGTGCCAAAATTGGCGACACTCTTCGCATTCGTCTGCCTTCTGATTTTATCGTAAATTCTGGTCCTGCGATGTCATTGCAGGATAATACGCAGCAGTTTACCCGTTTGACTGTTTCGACTCAGTTAAACGTTGCTACGCCATATACGACTGCTGAACGCACTATGAGCATAGATAATTGGAATGAGCTTACTGGCGTTCCGATGATCAACAACCTTGCTGGTAAGGTTGCGCTCACTATCATGACTGGCTCAGAAGGTGGTGTTTGCAACTTCGTTTCCAATACTGATGGTGGCGGTAACATCATTACTCCTGTTTCTGATCAGTTTTTGCAGGCTAACGCAATTCTTGATGATCAGGGCGCTACTCAGATGGATCGGCGCGTTGTCAATTCGCCAACCACTGATGCGCGTACCACCACGGCGCTTCAGGGATTACTCAATCCAGCAACAGAAATTAGCTCTCAGTTCCGTAGCGGCATGATGAAGTCGGGTCTTGGTTATGATCGCTGGTTCCGTGATCAGACTGTTATTACCCACACTTCAGGCACATTCACAGCTGGTACTGTGAATGGTGGTAATCAGTTCACAGGTACTGGTGGTGGCCCTATCGTTACCAATCCTATCACCGGAACATTTAAGAAAGGTGATATCGTTACTTTCTCTGGTGTTAATGGTGTTAACCGAATTACTAAGCAATCTCAGGGCACATTGAGACAATTTGTTATAACTGCTGATGTTGCCAATGGTGCTATCGCCCTTCCGATTTATCCTGGCCTTATCCCGTCTGCCACTTTTGTTGCTGGTGGCCCGGATCAGCAGTACCAGACTGTTGACTCTAGCCCGATCAATGGTGCAGCTATAAACATGGTAAGCAAAGCGTCTGAAGTATATCGCAAGTCGATTGCTTATACTCAGAAGGCTGTCACGATGGCGACCGCTGACCTTGTGCTGCCTCGTAGAGCGATTGAGGAAGGCGCTAGGGCTAATTACGATGGCATCGCAATGCGCATCATTACCGACTATCTGCCCTTGTCGGATCAGTTGGCAACTCGCGTTGACGTGCTGTTTGGTTATTTGTATATCCGGCCTGAATGGCTTTGTGTCATAGCGGACCGTATTTAGTAGCAGCATTTTGCCCCCGGTCAAAAACCGGGGGCATTTGACTTTATCGCGATACTGCCACTTGCACGCTAAAGCGGCAGTGTTCGAGAGTGGTAATCCAACGCGGATCATCTTGAAGCATTTTGCGGCGCAAACCTTGGATAGCATCACCAATATTCAAAGCTTGCACATAATCAGAAGCGACAACTTGATGGGGAAAATTAACCGACTTGGCAAATACGATGAAGTTGGTCATTTGATGTTCTCCGTTGCTGATGTTCTTAACATAGTAGTCTAACAGCACTAAGTCAACACTTATTTTTAAATAAAATAGGAAACCAATTAATGCCTTTCGACTCAATGGAAGATAAACACGTTCCACCGACTTTCCAGCAGGCTACCGCTGCTGCAATGCCACAATTCAGTAAAAGCTTTGAGGTATATGGGGTTAGCAATCCCCATCCGGGTTATGGAACCGATCCGAACATCATTAACTGTTTTGGTCACACCAAGTACCCTATGGCTATTAATCGTCCTGATGGTACTATTGTAGTGAATAATGAAGAGGAACATAACGCTGCTTTAGGTATCGTTAAAGAGCTAAAGCAGGACGGCCCTACGGTCGCTGAATATGTAGAACATGGCTATGATCCTAAAGGATATCCTCCGAAGGGACATACTTCTAAGATCGGTGAACAAGAGATTAAAGCAGCGATTGAGGCATTTAAGCCTAAAATGAGTTGGTGAGGTTCTTTTTCGAAGTTCCTTTATCTGTGATATATTCGACACCATCTTGAACAATCCACTTTTTCAGGTAAGTCTGATAACACACAACACCAATAGCAATCATAGCCTTGAATTGATTGTCAAATTCTTCGTCAGTCCAAATCATCCAAGAGGAACCTTCACCGAAACGAACATAGCAGTAATGAGCTACCGCAAACTTACCGTTATCCTTACGAACAATCGCGCGGGTTTCCTCTGGAACAGCAGACAGATTATCAAGCAAGCCACCATTGAAAGCAATTTCAGTCTTATATCCAAGATATGTTTTCATTTGCTATCTCCTGATCTGACATCAATATAAACGGTTCAAATGGTCCTGTCAACTCATAAAATGAGATAATTGTGGGCATACAACCCGAAACCGTTCGTGATATGTGCACTCTTGCACTCAAAGAGGCAGGAGTGCTTGGCCTCGGCCAAACCGCCAATGCTGAAGATATTAACGACACTTTTACTTTACTAAACAGAATGCTTGCTCAATGGCAGGTTAAACGTTGGGTTGTTCCATCCTTATACGATATTGCTGCTGTTGCTAATGGTGCGGTGTCTAACCCTATAGGCCCCGGTCAATTCTGGAACGCGACTAGACCAAATAGAATACAAGCGGCTTATTTCATTCAAAATATAGCCGGTAGCCTTCCGAGCAATTCAAATGCTGTTAGCTGCCCGCTAACCGAGATCACTAGTTACGAAAAATATGCTGCGGTAGCTCTTAAGCAGTTGCCAGCTTGGCCACAATTCTTTTTTTACGATAATGCTTTTCCAAATGGTAATGTTTTCATTTGGCCTATTCCTGACTCCACTTACACCATTCATTTAATTTTAAAATCACCGATTGGATTTACAATTGAAATCGAAACTGGCGAGATTAGTAACGGTGGTAACCTCTATACCAACGGTGTTTACACTGGTGTCCCCTTGGTTAATCTTACAGGTTACGGGTCTGGTACTACTGCTGATATTACTGTTGCTGGTAATGCCGTAACATCTGTTGTGATTGATCAGCCGGGCAATGGATACAATATCAACGATCAATTGACATTAAACGCCGCTTTGATTGGTGGTACTGGATCAGGATTTGTTTATACTGTCACAGATGTCACAGATGACTTAGACGCTGTGATGAACATGCCTCCTGAGTATTATGAGGCGATACATTATAACTTAACGCTTCGCGTAATGAGCGCGTATAATTATCAGGCTGACCCGTTTAGGAGTGCATTAGCCAAAGGCGCTCTGAATACCATTCGTGTTGCCAATAGCCAAATTCCAACGCTTTCAATGCCCGCTGGCTATCGCAATAAACGTGGCAGCAACTTCTATATTTATAACGCAGATGCAAGGTAGAAAGATGAAAGATGATAAGGGCCATGGTGGTGACAGTAAGGGAAGTCTGAAAGCGAAGGCTGATGCATTTGAGAGTGCATTTCGCTCTGCTCAGTCTGTTCCCACTAAGAAAAAAAAGAGTAAGGTAACAGCATCTTCATTTGAAAAAGCATTTCGTTCGTCTCAGAAGCTTCAGATTGCTAGATAGGAGATATTATCATGATGAATTATGATGACAGAACTGGTAAAAAACCGCCGCTCAATTTTAACCAAATAGCTGACAATCAACCACAAACTAGCCAACCACAACCTAAGCCTATGGAGCCGGCTGGATCGCAAAGTTACGCAGCGAGGTTGCAAAAAGCTAAAGAGTCGGCCGATTGGTGGAAAAATCGCTAAATGCGTGTCCCTTTAACAGGTTCCTCATACGCTGGTAAAAGCATAATAGCCAGTGGTCAAGAAACCGTCAACCTATACGCTGAAGTCAATAACGCTGATCCTGAAAGCCCGGTTCCTGTAACTTATTATCCTACTGCTGGTACTTATCTGTATGCTACTTCAGCGCCTGCTAATTTAAGTGCAGTAAGAGGCGAGTATAGGACTTCCATAGGCACCGCTTATTGTGTGATTGGAAATATTGTCTATTCTGTGTCAACTGCTGGAACTCTGTCATCTCTTGGAAATATAGCTAATCTTCCTAGTCAAGTTTACTTTTCTGACAACGGATTAGCTTGCGTTCTAGTTGATGGCACTAACGGCTATGCTATCGATCTGATTACTAATAATAAAGGTCAGATTACCGATCCTAATTTTTATGGTGCTGATTACGTTGCGTTACTAGACACATTTTTTATTTTCAATAGACCTGGCACAAGTCAATTTTTTATCACCGGTTCTAACGTTACATACGCCATGCTCACTAGCAGCGCAGTATCCGATGGTACTTTGGTTGGTGGTACTGGCTACACTAATGGCACTTATGCTGGAGTAAGCTTAACAGGTGGCACAGGACGAAACGCTACTGCTGATATCACTGTTGCTGGTAATACCGTAACAGTAGTAGCTATAGATAGCGGCGGTGTTGGATATACAATAGGTGATGTTCTTAGCGCTTCTAGCATTGGAGCTGGTGCAGGATTTACCTATACTGTTACGGCGTTTTCTTCTGCTTTCGATCCGCTAGATATAGCTGCTAAATCAGGTTTCAGTGATCCTATTGCGGGCATAGTGACAGTTCATCGCGAACTTTGGCTAATCGGATTGCTCACTACTGAAATATGGATTGGCACAGGCGCTGCTGATTTTTATTTCCAGGAAGTACAAGGCACTTATGTCAATCATGGTTGCGGTGCTCAATATTCGATAGCCACGCAAGACGTTTTGGTATTTTTTCTACAACAAGATTTACAGGGTGATTGCCTTGTACTTCAAGGTCAAGGCTATGACGTTACTGAGATTTCTACGCCTCGCATCGTATCTGAATTTAGAACTTATTCAACAGTAGCTGACGCTATCGGCTTTTGTTTCCAATTAGAAGATCATTCTTACTATGCTCTTGTGTTTCCAACTGCTAATAAAGGTTGGCTGTACGATTTAACAACTAGCGCTAAATTGGGTTCTCCCTATTGGTACGAATGGAACAGCATAGATGCTCAAGGCAATCTGATCCGGCCCCGAGCTAACTGTGTCATGTTTTTTAATAATTTAAATCTGATTGGCGACTATGCCAATGGAAATATTCTAGTGCTGGATGTTAACACAAATACGGATGTTACAAGCGATGGTGTATTGCCAATAATCAGAATTAAAACATTTCCTCATTTGCTAGATGATAATAAACGAGTCACGTATGGTCAATTTCAAGCTGATATCGAAGCTGGTATAGCAAAAGAAGGCGATAATCCGCAGATATCCCTAAGTTGGTCTGATGATAAAGGCAGGAGCTACGGTAATCCGGTTATGCAGTCAATGGGGATGATAGGCGGTTATGAAACAGTGCCCACTTGGAACCGTTTAGGAATGGCGCGCGATCGGGTTTTTAAACTGAGTTGGTCTACTGACGTTATTACGGCCTTGAACGGTGCTTTTATTGATATGCGGCCGTCAAGATCATGAGCAACACTAGGCCAGTACCAAATGTATTAGCGCAAGCGATTGACTTAAAAACTGGTAAATTTATTTCGCCGTGGATACAATTTTTTCAACAGTTTGTTCAAAAAGCTCCTACTATAATTGATGTTAGTTCGCAATCGCCTTATAAAGCAAATCAGCTGGGTACTATTATTATTACTGGCGGAACTACGATCAAACTTATTCGCGGTAGTGATACAATAACGTTAGCCAATGGACAAGCAATTATACCAATATCGATTGGTGATGCTGTTTCATGGGCTAGTGGTACGGTTAAATTTTTAGGAGCCTGATATATGGATGTAGCTTCAAATGAACTTCAAAGTTATGGAATGCGATCTAAAATAATTCAATTTGAGGAGTTTGCTAAGCTTCAACTGCAATTAGATTTAAAGGTAAATCATCATTTTTCTTACGGTGTCTACGCAAGAGAGCTTTTTATTCCTGCTGACACTATTCTTACAGGCGAAATACACAAATTTAGTAATTTAAATATTCTGATAAAAGGCAAAATCAAAGTTTCAATTGCTGATAAAATCGAAATTATGGAAGCCCCTTTTGTTGTTGTTTCGCCACCCGGCACTAAACGAATTGCCCACACTATTACAGATTGCATTTGGCTAACAATTCACGGGACGCATGAAACTAACGTTGACAAAATTAAAGAAATGTTTATAGCCAATTCTGAAAAGGATTGGCTTGAATTTTCAAACGTTAATCAATTGGAGTTACCTCTTTGGCATGGGTAGCGACTGCGATTATTGGTTCTGCTGTTGTCGGTGGAGCTGCCACAGCTTATGCTGCCAATACAGCGTCGAGCGCGCAACAGCAAGCAGCTGCTACAGCGGCCAATACGCAATTGCAGATGTATAATCAAACTCAGCAAACGCTATCGCCATATGTGAATGCTGGCAATAGTGCTACAAATCAACTGACTTCTATGCTACCTAGCTTAACTGCTCCAATAGCGCTACCTGATGTAAATCCGCAAGACTTTGTAAATAGCGATCAATACAAATTTTTACAGTCGCAAGGCGAGCGGGCTGTCACTAATTCATCGGCTGCTAGAGGTTTGGCAACTTCAGGAGCGGCATTAAAAGGAGCGGCTACCTTTGAAAGCGGCTTAAACTCGACTCAATGGCAACAAGATTTTAACAATCAAGAAACCAATTTTAACAACCAAGTTACCAATCAAACAAATGCTTATAATCGTCTAAAGGGACTAATTGACACAGGTGAAAGTGCAGCTGCGCAAACTGGCACAGCTGCCACCGCGACAGGTCAAGGTGTAGCAGCGTCGGAAACTGCTGCTGGTAATGCTGCTGCTGCTGGTGCGAATGCTATTGGCACAGCAACTACCAATGTGGCTAACGCTGTACCTAATGCATTTATTACATCTGGTTTATATGGGAAGCTTACGAGTGGTACTTCTGCTGGGCCTACGTCTGTTGGCGGACTACCTTTAGCTTAGCCTTGTCAAACCAATAAATTGAGATAGCTGATGCCTTCACTTGATGTCGATACAAGCTCATACCTCAAGCCACAACCCGTTGCGCCAACTAATCCGTTGGATACAATGGGCAAGGTTATTGATATTCAGCGAGGGCAGCAAGCTTTACAGAGTGGTGGATTAAGCATTGACAAGCAAAAGCTTGATCTAATTAATCAGCGCTATGAAGATATGTCTCGTGGTCTAGCCGGTATTGCTACTGATCCTAATTTTAATGAAGATAAACTAAGACGATTTTTTACTAATCAAGTTAAAGCTCAACGCATGACGCCTGAAATGGCTGGTAATACCATTTCGTCATTGCCACCAACTCAAGGCATGAAACCAGCAGAAGCCGCAGCTACTTTAAAACAATGGGTTAAAGAACAGCTTGTTCACGCTTCTGCTATTCATGAAGCTATTAACCATTACGCTGGCCAGAATGATACTCAAAACGATAACGCCAATACTTATGTTGGTGTGAGACAAAGCCCGCTACAAGGTGGTCGCTTTGATCCTACCAATGTTCTCCCTACTCAAGTGCCGCCAACTCAGCCGACCGTCAATAATCAATTACAGATGGGCGTAGTAGGCCCTTCGGCTCCATCTGGTGTCTACCCTGCTCAGTCTCAAAATAGCTTACCTGTGGCTTCGGCTAGCCCTCCTGTGCCTATGCCACAACGAAGGCCACCGAGCTTGCCTGTTGCGCCACCAGCGACTACCGGACCCACTGGACCGACGATAGATAGAGGGACAACCTTTAATGATCGTTTTAATGGTGGTGGTAGCGGATTTATTCCAACTAGCGCGCCTCCTGGCGTCGCTGATGCAAAAGAAATAGTCGGCAAACAATCAGGTACGGATTATGCGACCGCATTAAGTAATGCTGGTAATTTGGGTGCTGCTTTACAACCTGATTTAGCTGTATTGGATATCGTTAAGGGTAAAGGACCGGGAGACTTTGGACCAGGCACAGACAAGCTAAATCAGCTTAAAAAGTTAGCTGTGACTTGGTTGCCAAATGTTGATCCAAAATTAATAAACGATAGCTCTGATTTTGATACGGTTAAAAAGTATCTAATACAAGGCGCCAGAAGTAACGGTAATACTAGTAGTAATGATCAGTTGGCAGCTGCTTTTGAAGGATCTCCTAATGTAACTATGAACACAGCCACTATCGAAAGCATTGTTAAATCTAGAGTAGCTTTAAAAAAGATGGAAGCTGCCGAAGCTCTAATGTTTCAAAATACTGGATTACCCGAGAGCGATTTTTCTAAATGGAAGTCTAAAAATCAAAATCAGTTCGATCCTAGAGCTTTTGGTTTTGATATGATGGACAGAGAAAAGCAAGACAAGTTACTTTCTGGTTTTACTGAAAAAGAAAACGATAGTAAGGAAATGAAAGCAGCTAAAGCCAAAGCATATACTAAATTTAGAAATACATTACAGTTTGCTCATGATGCTCAATTAATTGGTAATGAATAATGCCTGATGATATTATCCAAATGTACTTGAAGCCGAAAGAAGGTGAGAGCAAGCCTTCTGCTGCTGTTAATTTCCCACAAAGCGACGATATCATAAAGCAATATTTAAAGCCTAAGTCGGCTAGTGCTTCTACTACCACACCTAGACCTCCTATATCTGGTGCCACAGAAGAAGAAAGTAGGATCATTAATTCCAAACCGTTTAAAATTTATAAAGATGGTCCGCAAGCTGGAAAAACTCTTAGCGATGTTGCTTTAGAAGCTGGTGGTAAAGGCTGGGATGAATTAAAATCAGGAGTTTTGACTGCCGGTAGTGGTTTAGGTGATACGTTGTCTGGTAATCCAGCTAGCGGATTAGGTAAAATCGTCACAGGAGCTTCACAGGTTTTAAAATCACCTTCTGCTTTTGTGTCATCTGTAGGCACAGATTTTACAGGCAGTGAAGAAGCTGGCGATAAGCTAGGTTTTGTTGCCAATGCTTTACCTCTTTCTAAATTAGCTCCATATAGCCCTTTAAAGCTACCATTGAGAATGCCAACTGATAATAATTTAAATCCATTAACAAGTCCTATTAAATATCCGAGCGTAGTTAGAAACAAAGCTTTAAACACGATTGTTGATAAAATCACTTCTAACGGTCGTGATCCTCAGGCTTTGGCTGATACTATTAACGCTATGAAAACCGACAGTCGTATTGGCCCCGCTGATACGTCGCCGGCAGTTTTAAATATGGCGCAGAAACTGTTTACTACTGAAGGTGATGCTGCTAAGAACTATTTGTTTAACACATCGAAAGGAAGAGTGGCCAATTTACCTGAAGATGTTAAAGCGGCGTATGACGCCGCTGGTGGTGTTCCTGTTAATGTGGTGGAAAAGCTTGCTGATTTATCTGCCGCTTCTAAGAAAGTTGGAACAGATTTAATAAATCCTGCTTTAGCTGGCGCAAAACCTGTCGATATTTCCAACACACTCGACTCGATCGATAACATTTTAAAACCGGGAGTTTTAAAGATTGGAGATAGTGTTCCTTTAACTGCTGTCAAAAATGAATTAGCTGATATTCAGAAATCACTTAAAGCAAGTAAAGAATATGACGCTAACGATTTACATAAATTTCAATCTGGTTTACGAGTTACCGCGCAAAATATGTTAAAAAGCGCAGACGGTAACGCTAGGAGTGTTGGTCAAGCACTGATGGACGTTAGGCAAAATCTAGTCAAAGATATTGACGCAGCTGCTCCCGGCTATAAAGACGCTCTGCACGCTTACAAAGATGAAAAAGATATAGCTGATGCTTTTCGACATGCTCATGATGATGTGTTTTCCAAATCAACTAAAATGGAAAATGCGCCTGAAGTAACGGAGAAATGGTTTAACTCGTTAAGCGATCATGAGAAAGAAGCGGCTAGAGAAGGTGCTCGTTTAGCTATTCGCTCGAAAATGGGCGCTGCTGATAATGCTTATTTAGCTGGTGCTAATATGGCTAAGTCTGAATATAATCAAAAGAAGCTCGAAATTATTTTTGGTAAAGAAGAAACAGCAAAGCTGTTACAAGATTTAGAGCATACTAAATCTATTAAAAATACAGATAATAAGATCATTGAAGGTTCGCAAACTGAAATGCGAAGGGCAAACGATCAGTCTGTGGCGCTATCAAAAGATAAACCTAAAGACGATGGATTAGCCAAGTACATTTATCCCGGCATGGCTGCTGCTGGTGAGTATGCTACAGGCGGATCGGGCGCAGGGGTATTAGGCACGGCAGCGTTAGCTGGTATAATCAAAGCAGGTTCAGCGGCCAGCCGCAAAATCACTGACCTGATGGAAAAAGAAAGAAATTTACATTTGGCGAAAATGTCGCTACCTGTCGAGGGACCAGAGCGCGCGAAATTAATTTCTGATCTTGAGCGTTTCTTGCCTCAGCCCAAGCCGTCCATACTCTCTCGTGTCGCCAGTAAGCTGCCCATATCTCCATAATTTATATTGCATAATTACCGGATCAATCGCTTTCCATTTAAAATAAGCAGCGAGTATTAAAATTACAGGCATCCATATGAACCTCCTTGCGATGACTAAAAATAAAATTAAAATTATCCAATCCATTTTTTTAATTTTCCTAACTGTCGAACAATCGTTTGCTCAAACGCAAGGCAGTTTAATTCCTAACGGGCAAACTGTGTTCCTTGACAACAACGGCAAGCCTTTGTCAAGCGGGCAAGTATATTTTTACACGCAAGGCACAACCACCCCCAAAACAACGTACAAAGACATTAATCAAACCGTTCCTAATACCAATCCTATTATATTAGACGCCACTGGTAGACCTTCTAGCGGTAATGGTATTTGGGGCATTGGCACATATCGACAAATAGTAAAAGACAAAAACAATAATTTGATTTGGGATGTCAATACTGTTGCTGGCGGTTCTGGTGGTTCAGGTCCAACAGCGACAGGTGATGGCGATGCTGTGGGCACAATCAAACCTTGGGGTGGCACTTCGCCCCCTAATCAGTATCTATTTACATACGGACAAGCTTTAAATAGAACTGTCTATGCTCCATTATTTCAAGCGATTACTTCTACTCAAACTGTATTTTGTACATCTTCTAGTCCTATAATAACAGGTCTAAGCGACACTAATAGTTTTTGGATTGGCATGCCGGTTGAGCTAAGTTGCGTTCCTAGTGGATTTACAACCATAACAGCAAAAACTAGTAACAGTGTTACGCTAGCTGTTAACGCCAATTCATCCACTAATACAAATGCTACATTTTTTCCTTGGGGCGATGGTGATCATAGCTCTACGTTTAACTTACCTGACTATCGCGGTTTGATCCCCATGGGTAATAATATTATGGGGGGTATAGCAGGATCATTTACAAACGATAATTATTTTGGTGCTGCGAGCGCCAGCTCTGCTGGTGCTGTTGGCGGACAATATAATGGCGGATCTGCTACGTTAGTGACTGCTAATTTGCCTGCTTATACTCCAACGGGAACTATCACTAACGGCGCTATCACTAACGGTGCTATCACTAGTACGTTTACGTCAAGTGGCCAAGCTGGCATCAATGGTGCTGTAGGAGGATCTTCTACTTTTAATAGTGGCGGTTTTGCTGAACAAACAGTCGCCGGTACGGTTGTATCAACACAAGCCGCGACCACTCAAGCCACTAGCACGTTAGCTATGGCTTCTCAAGGTGGTACCTCGACCCCATTTTCAGTAATTTCACCTAGCAGAACAGTAAACTTTATAATCAAAGTTACACCTGATACTGCTTTTAGTGGCACTGGTGTTACGTCACTAGGCGGTATGACTGGTGATATTGTTTGCGGTGCTGGATTAAATTGCGCTGGTAATACCATATCAGGAACTAATAATTTGGTTGTCGGAACTAGCGTAATCAACAATGGTTCTGCTGGTAATGTATTGTATGACAACGCTGGTATATTGGGCGAATATACCGTAAGCGGCAATTCGTCTACTGTCGCTACAACATCAGGAGCTTTAACTTCAGGACATTGTGTTCAAATAGACGCCAATGGTAATCTAGTTGACTCCGGTACAGTGGGGTGTGGCGCGCTACCGGCGTCTATTTCGTCGATCCCTTCAAGACAATCGATTTTGTTCAGCAGTGTCAGTGCTTCTGGCACTGCCAATTTCGCTGCTGCTGGTTCTGGCTTAAACGTTAACTTAACCGCCACTGCAACTCCACTAATCTTAACCTATGCGGCCGGATTTAACACCTCCGGCGCATTGGATTTCGTTGGCACCAAAGCCGCTGATGTCACTTCTTTCTGGGCTTCATTGCCCGCTAACCAGTATTCGTTTTTGTCCATCGACCGCAATGCCAGCACCGGTGCGTTGACCGCCTCTCAAACGTTGGTACGGCCGCAAAAAGGTTCAATTTTTTATGCTCCACGTCAAGCATTACTTCATTTTGAAAATAATCTCACGGATGATTGGGGCAACACTTGGTCGTCATCTGGTGCTACTTTCACAGCACCATGTGCTAAATTTGGCAGTTTTGGTTTAAGCCTCAGCGGTAGTTCTTCTTATGCTCAGTCTACTTCCATTCTAAATCCAGGTCTAGGCAACTGGACCGTGGACGTTTGGGTGAGCCTTGTTAGCAATGTCTCGGCGAATATTTTTTCGGTTGGCAACGCATACGGGGTCCTTGTCGGTACCAATGGCTCCGGCCAGTTGGTGTTGTATCTTAGTTCTGGCGGGGCTAGTTGGGACATTTCCAATGGAACAGCAGGGGCTACCACAGTTACCGCCGGATCTTTTCATCATGTCGCATTAACATTTGATGGGTCTAATTATCGTTTATTTTTAGACGGTACTGTGCAGGTTACTGTGGCAAATCCCGCATCTCAAGCGATTTCAGGCACAGTGTGGCCCGAAGGCGTGGCCATGTCAGTTGGTGCACAGTCCGGCGTCTCGTCAACCACCGCAGGATGCTTCGACGAGTTTGAGTTTCTTCCTTACGCGAAGTGGGTTGCCAATTTTACTTCACCAACGACCGCCTCCACAGTCTCCGGCGATTGGTTTGATTCCAACGCAATGGTGATGAAAACTGCCACTGGTGCTGGGCCCACATGGACAGCAATTCAACGTGAATATGTAGCGGAAGCTTCTACTAGTAGTGCTGCTGTATCTGCGGTTTATAATTACTCTTCAGTATCCAACTACAGCGGCGGACTAACTCTAAATCTCGGCAATGGACTAATCCGTAGTGGAAAGTCGGTGTTCTTTTCTGCGGCGTCGCAATTTATCACCAACTCAACAATTCAAACTGCCCCTGTCACTTGGATTTTACCCCCATCAATAGTTCCACCAGATGCCACGGCTTTTTACGTGACGGGAAATCTACATGCACCCATCGCTGTTAATAGTGGCGTAAGTAATCAAGACTGCACTCTTAATGCTAGACTTCCAACAGGAGCTATTCAAAATTACCTTAGTATAGCTACAGCGTATAGTAATTTTAGCGGGATGGGGACTGCAACAAATACAGCAGCATTTACCGAAGGCATCGGTGGAGTAACTCCAGTAAAACTGCCAATGATGAATGGGATTGCCGCGCTTGAAACCATAATCTCCGGCAGCAATTGCTCACAAGGTGGGGCTAATGCCGCTCGTATTTTAGGCGCCAATGTTATTGGATATGAAATGCCATGATATTATTTTATAACAAAGGAAAATTACTATGAACAAGCCATGGTACGTTCCCGATACTCAAAGGATTTCTAGCAGTAGCAATCATTGTCATTATATCAGCTATCATACTGATTTTGCTTCTGCATCCATTACAAATTACCGATACTGTTAACAGTGTGCTTATGGAGCCGCTGGGGTTACGGGCAATAATTCAGGGGTGTCAGCGCAAGCCAATTCCGGGGGTGGAGGCAGTGGTGCTAGGAACGCATCGGGAACGTATTTTAACGTAGGCGCCGGGGGTGGGGCTCTCACATGACCATTAATAATCCGTCTGCCACATACACCTACACGGTCGGCGCAGGGGGTTCCGGTGGATCTTCCACTAGCAGCGGTGGCAACGGTGGCAGTGGCTATATACTGGTAGAAGAACATTATAATTATCGAAAGGGTCCGCGCGAATGTTAGGAATTTTCTTTATTGGAGCACTTATGCTGGTGATAGTGGTCGTGATAGAATTACACAGAGATGGCGTTAGAGGCGCAGCCGATTTCGAGAAACGGAATAGTCACGATATAGGAGAAATCTAGTGATATTTAATATCCTTACCAAACACCAACTTGCTGTCGCCGGGACTCATGTAGTAGTGGGCGCTAGTGGTTTTATCGGAGCAATGGCGTATTTTGGAGTGCTATCGCCAGATCAAATAGTCAGCGCTACTGACGATGTAAAACGCATTGCCGCAGATCTAGAGGATCTATACACGGCAACAGCAGGGCTAGTCGGCATCAGCATCACCGCTTATGCAGCGGTAAAATCTGGTCCGCTAGCCAGTCTGTTTCGCGCAGCCGCTACCATCGCAGCTGATCCTAGCAAGATGGCTAAAATGGAGGCTGCTAGTATATCAGACAAGGCTAACGTGGTCGCCATCACAGATAAACTGCCAGAAGTGGCGGGCATAAATACCGTTCCTACCACCGAGGGAAAGGCTTTGGCTATGTCGGTACCTAGCCCCACTGTGGCTGTGATAGCCCGAACGGCGGTATTGATAGCACTGATGCTATGGAGTGGGTTTGCCATGGCGCAAACAAAACCCAAGAACACCCTACAGCTTCCTATCGACCCTCTCCACTTGAACGGGACTCCAATGACAGGTAACGCTTCAGCTGATTTGAAAGCCCTCTGGACTAAGATAGTGACGGCGTCACTATCCGATCTGAACTACGCTTCCGCGATGGCCGCCGCCTCGAAAACACCTGCTGGCAATACCCGCAAGCAATGCTGGGACGCCATTGCTGCGATTAATCAACAGGCCAATGGAGCGGGAGTTGTGGACTCCACAGGCAAACAGCTGGTCAAGCCTGACCCTAGCTTGTTTTCCGACGTTGAAAGCCAAGCCGAAATCCTCGACGCGCTGTCTCCGCAGGGGGCTTTGTTCACGTCTTGCGCCGGCTTTGCCGAAATGGCAAAAATGGATGTATTGCAACTAGTCAGCGCTGTGGTTACCGGGGTCGCTGGCTTCACAGCTGTGGTACCATGATCATGGGCATCATTCGCGTAGACTTCGTTACCCATGACGACATCGTGTCAGCCACTATTCGATCTAGGGATGGCGTTTCAATGCCGTTTACCCCCTCACACGCAGAAATTCTCTCTGAAGATGGCAAAACTTACATCGGGGCTTATGGCTTTGGTGGAGTGATGGAACGGCCCATAGACTACGAGTCGTCCTACAAACCCTATATTCTTCCAAGTGGTAAGCCAGCTCGCATCACGGTACCGTTGCCAGCCACGGATGAACAAACCACAGAATTTTACAAATTCGCTCGAAGCAAAATCGGAGAACCCTACGACTGGCTAGCGATTTTCGGCGAGGCTCTAACTGACGTACACTTGCACACCCTAGATCACGTATATTGTTCGGCTTTCGTAACCATGTGCTTACGCCACGTCAATTGGTTCAGGTGGCCCCTTACCAAGCCATTTCATAAAATACCACCAGACGAACTATTTTTTGCCTTGAGTTCTCATGTGGAGATACTCCATTGACAATTGCTTGGGATTTAGGAGCGGCCATAAACGCTTATTGTCTGCTCTATATTTTGTCTAATTCTGATAGTTGGGTTGACGAAGGCTTATTGGGCGTAGGCAGAATTTTAGGTTTTTCTTTCGGCCCTATCATATTGACATTTTCAATGGTTGATAATCCGCCATTGAATGTCACCACTGTAGTTTTATTGTGGAGTATTACCTATATTGTCGGCTTAAATTCTATATCAATTTACATTAAAAACAGGCGGCACGTAAATGTCATGGCCACATTGGACAGCAATAGACGTATTAACTAGCGGGACGTGGATCACGTTAGTATCTGTTCCATTTTGGTCTATATCTGAAACAGAATGGCATTTACATTTGCAGATTGTGGCTGTGTTGCTTGGCTGTCTGCTAGCCATATTGCAGATAGCCAAGCTTGTCACGGAATGGCGTAAAAAGAAAACGCCTTAGAAAAAAGCAACTTGCTTCGCTTGATGGTAATACCCGATATCGGTCAGTATTTCCTTAGCCGCGTTTATGTAATATTGGTGGTCGATTTGATCAGCAGGAAACTCTGCCGGCAAGTCTTGCAACGGCGTAGCACCTTCGGTATCTGGAACTTTGTTGCCGCTAAGTATGTAGTTGATTGTTCCATAACATTTTTTGTAATAAGCGAAACGTACTACTTTCCCTAGATAGTGTCCGTCTTTGTGTGCTCCACCTTTGACATTTCTGACAACAACAAACCGTGATATATCCTTGCAGTTCATTATAGTTTGTTCTATCGGAACACCGCTAGATAAGAACTTCTTAATAGCGTCGCTACATATGAGCATGTTAGGATTGTTATCTAACTGAGTGCCGCTTTGCGATCCAACCTCGCTATACGGACCTTTAACCTTAGTTGTTCCATCGTCTTTTACTGCAAAATAGGCGTTAACATCGCGAGCGTAGTACTTCACATAGTCAGCATCTTCAAGCACAAATCCGGTCATATCTTCCCAATACTTAATCCAATATTTTAGCTTCTCTTCATCTTCTTCTTTATAATAGACCACAAGACCATCAGTATTAGCAGATACAATTTCCATTCCTTGACAAGTGAGCATCTCAGCAAGCATCAGTATCAGCAGCTGCCCGGTCAAATTCATATGAATAGTGTTCCACGGAGAATACATTTTAGAAAATGGATCGGACCATTTACCGCTAACACCATTCAAGAAAATTTTCAATCCTTTGTCTTTAGTAAATAACTTTTTCGCTTTTGCTTCTTCGCGGGATAGCTTAAATCCTTTGTAAATAATCAGAAAGTTTGGTCCCATAGCTGTCGGCATTAGCTCTAGGTTGATGATCGCGTTAGGATAATAACTTCTAACATCAATATCTTTCAGCTTCCAACCATTTTTGGCTTCATATGCTTTGCACTTGTCTTTAGAGTGCAAGCCGCCAATACCGAGCACATATTTGTTATTACCAATGATAGCCGGTTCATCTAACTCTTTTGGTGACGCTATTCGGCCATCGTGATCAACCTCAAAATTTATTCGTTTTACTCGCTCCAATAGTTTTTGCATCTGTGGCGTAGCAAAGCGTATATATTGTGGGCATCGATATTTAAACGTATGTCCTATGTCTATTTCAGGACGTTTGACATATCGACCGTTGAGCTTTGAAACTTCCTGAGAAATGACAGCTTCGGCCATTTGAGCATCTGACTTGCTCATAAGGTCTAAGTTATATTCCAGAGATATACTTTCGCGAAGCTCTAATCGTTCTTTGCAAAATTTAAATATTTGTTCTGTAACATCCAAATCATTGCAGTTATATTCCTGCACAACTGGTATCTGCCAATTGTCTAACGGTTCACTCTGAGAAAATGGCAAATCTTGGATACGAGGCGAGTGAAGTCTAGCCCCATAAAGCTTTAGTGATCCTTTCAACGGACAGACATTAAACAAATCTATGTGCTGTCTCGGTTGTAGCGGATAGCACTTGAAACCAAATTCTTTTTCTACTTCTTCTTTTCGCTTACCTTGCTGAATAAGAGCGTTAGCGACAGCTTTTAAAAAAGATGGACTGCGATTAACATAGCTAGCCCACAATAAAATAAAATCAAAAGTAATAGAATTAAAGCCCACGGATCGAAACGAATTAAGTATCCAGCTAAGAAAATAAGGGTTAAAATCACCATCAAGCCTAATATATTTATTTGATCTGACATGTTTAAATCCTGCCATATAGTAATTGATGAAGCATTCTACGTCTAAAATAATATCGCCGCCAGCGGATTGCCTTATCTCATTTTCAGTCATGTATTGACGTGGCAAATAGGCGCGTGGAGTATAGGGCTTTAATTGAATGCCCTTGCCTACAATTATTTGGTTATCGGAGTTTAGGAGCATTTATTTAGCTGTTTCCAAACGGTGAGTACCAAAACAACCAGGTTATCATATTAACCGTCCAACAATTACCTAATACTTTATATCTATCATCCCTAGACAATCCTTCGGTATAACTATCCGGTAATGTCTGAAGTCTCTCACATTCTATTGGAGATAGATATCTGCAATAATCTTCGAATTGAATAAGACCGGCGTTTCCCCATCTATCTTGTTTTGTTGTTAAGCAATTTGATTTTTTAGCTGTTGTAATATCTTTGCATTTTTTTCCATACCACATATTATCGCGCGAAGGTGTTCTATTTACTTTATAATCTTTAATATAATCATATTCTTTTATCAAGATATCGTTTAGATTGATTTTAAAATCATAAGGAGGAGGAACGCTCCAATTATACCAATAGTACCGCCATCTGTTTTGAGCAGATACGATATCGGAATTTAAGGCGTGCGGACTTACTCCTATCCTATTAGATATTATTCCTAACCATTCTTTTCTCATTGGAACATTTTCTAATAAAAAATATTTAGGATTTATTTCTAGTTTAGCTCTTTCATATTCGAAATATAGCTTTGATCTGTTATCATCAAAGCCAAGTGATTTTCCAGTCCTAGAAAATCCTTGGCAAGGTGACCCACCTATTAATAAATCAAATCCTTCAAATTCTTTAAAATTAGCATTTATCACTGATCCGTGATGAATTATTTCAGGATGATTATTTTTAGCTACTTTAATAGCTTTATAATCAATTTCAAATGCATGATATTCTGTGACTTGTATTTTAGCCCTTTTTAATGCTGTTAATCCGCAAGCTATTCCATCAAATAAACTTAAAACTTTCATATTCTTCTTGCGACCACAATTATTTGGTTATCGGAGTTTAGGAGCAACTAGGTATATTCCTTTGTCACTTCCTGAATATCCTTCAGCGATTGTAGCACTTCCTCGCATGACAAAATAGCTTGTTGTAAGCAACCCGGACAGATAGCTAGCCCTTGCATTTTCTCAGGCTCTTTCATTCCAATTTGAATAAGCAAAGCATCTTCCACAGTCTTGGTGATATTTATTGTTTGGACGCTAGCAGCATGCAACTGATAATAATGCTTGCTCATATCATTAGCACTATCGATGATAGCGATTAAACGATTAATCGCAGCATCTTGAATAGTGGTGCATTTCTTATATCCAGCTTTAAATTTATCTATCATTTGAAATGCTCTTGTGCCTTCAAATATGATAGCACAAGATTTATGTTCATGTTGTTCGCCTAGAAATTGGTTGGTCATTGTTTATTTCCATGATGTTTGTGATAATATTCCCATCTCTTAGCTTCATCTTTTTCAAACATATCTGACATACAGCAAGAAAAATCAGGACAGCATTCATTATCGATACGATTGTGATATGGCTGGCCCATGGCCCATTTTAACGTTTGACTGCGAACGCGCTCTTTATATCCGTCCTGCAATTGCCCCACGTACATTTTCCCCTTTAAACATCATCATGTTATTAGGTGCCACTCGAAAATCAACAGTTTTAACCAAATTTTTTCAATCTATATTTTGCTTGATATATGTCATTTCTTTTAAAATTACACTCTTGGCATCTACATCTACAACCATCTGTGTGAGGCCACTTCTCAGGCTTTCTTTGAGCTTCTGACATTTTTATTTTAGTATCATCTGAAAATTTCAATCCGGTTTTGGCGGCTGACATTTTTAATTTAGCTTCATCAGATATTTCTTTTCCTATTTGTGAAGCTGATATTTTTGCGCGGGTTTCGATTGAAGGCGTACAACCCAGAGGGCTATTGGCGTCTTTTCTTATGTTATATCCATTTACTGTGGCGTTAGTCCAATCAAGCCAAAATTGTTCGCGAATTATTAAGTCAGAGGTGACTTCTAATATTTGAAACTCAAAAGATTTTGCTCCATACTTATCCCAAGCTCTTTGTAAATGAGTGTTTTTGTGTTTTCCATTTTTTAATTCCCATATATGAAAAGTCCATCTTTTGCTAAAATTTGTAGCACTGCCAATATAAAACTTTCCGTTGATTTTATTTAGAATTTGATGTATTCTGGGCATTACGCTTTTATTCCAGCTATAGCACCTCGCGAACTATCACCTAACCAAAATATAGACTTATGTCCGTTATGCGAAACTGCAAAATCCATTTTTTTAATAAGAGGCTTTAACATTTTAAAATCTTTAATTCTCAACGTCGGACCTTCAGGCAATCCATATACTTCATAGCTAGCGCCTTTACCATCTTCATTATGTGATATCATCTTATTGCTCAGACACCTAACAAATCCATCTTCGCTAAACTTCTCTAATGCGTCAATGGCGTTGTAAAATTCATCAGGCACAGGATGAAACACAGCCTTCTTATTCAATATGCCATCAATGTCAGGCCACTTTTCAGCAAAGTATTGTGACTTGATCCAGCTTTTATCCTCGAAATGAAACGTGCAGCTAGAATTGCTATAGCCAAATCCGACTAGCTTCTTAGTATTTCCAATTAGCGGTTTAATCAGCGTTTTTGGTAGCGTCAATACTGGTAAATCTATACCGTGAAAATGCTGTATGATCACATTGCGATCGGTAGCCGTCACACAACCTCCCTGAAGCAATACAGAGGCTGTCACGACGCTTAATTCGTCTAAAGCTAATGGAGCTACGGCTAAAAGGGAAGCCTTCAGGCGATCATCGCAAGGCGCTATGGCTGGATCAGGGAAAGCCCCTTGGATATCCTCTGGCGGGATGCAGGGGATTACAGCCTTAAAGCGGCCTCCCTTGATTTCGAGAGTGTGTGGTAGCTCCGTGATCGAAAAACTCGCCCCACATTTAGCTAAAGCTTCGCGTAATAATAAACCGTTGGGGGCGACGTTCAAATCCTCTTGGATTGGTTCCCCTATCGAAAGGATACCGTTTGTTGCAGTTGCGAGATGGTCTTTCAGGAGGACGTGACGTTCTAGCACTGAGCCATCATCCTTAAGGATACTGGATAGCGCCTTTAAGGATGATAATAGTTGGCTATCGGTTTTGACTGGGCGTTTCATTTTTCACTATATGGATTAAACGTGTCTAGGTGTGTATCGAGAATAACCCGCATAGCCATAGTAGCAAGCTGTAAGACTCATATGGTTTCATTTACCATTCTCCTAAAACGGTACGAACTCGTGTTTTGGGCAACCATTAACGATAATCTTAGCTGGTGGTCGCTGTTTATACAAAGTGCATATTTCTGTTTGTTCAACAAAATTAACACATCCCAAACAGCTTCTATCTTGCGCCCAATTCTTGAATAGTTTTATTGTCTTTTCGTCTGTCATGATTATTCACTTTCACAAGTATTCGAGTAGCGTCGTTTCATCAATTGGGCAAGCCATTCGACGGCTTGTTCTATGTTCTCAACAGTTAACACTCTATCTAAATGATGAAAAATGTTTTCAGGTTTACCAGCATTCACAACAATCATTAACTTGTGCGTAGCAAGACCATATCCAAATTCAACATGCCTGCCACCGCTACTAAACATGGTTCCTTTAGGAAGGCACAAGCATATCACAGCATCAGCGCTATCAATATCGTTTAAATCCATTTGTGCAGCGTCGTTTAAAGACATGCCCTCTTCATTGCCGTGTATCCAATTAGCTGTGCATTTGTGACCAGCTAATTTTAACTTTTGCTCCCATTCAAGCATTAACTTCATTTCACCGTATGGTGCTGCTAAATATACTTTCAAAATTTCGCTCCTATTAGAACTCGCTAGATAATATTTCAGGAAATATTCTGCCCTTAATTATCCTATTAACATGCACTCTTTGAAACAGAACTATGAACAAACTCACCTTGATTTCTAGCTTCGTTATCATAAGCTCGCTTTGCTTCTTCTGCGGTATCAAACAAACCCAGATTTTTGTGTATCTTATTTAGTTTAATGTAAGCTGCAAACTTGCCGCTTCTTTTTTCAAAGCTCACACCTTTGATTTTTAATTTATTGTTACGCTGAAAGCCTCTATTATAACCATTTTCAATTTCTGTCGCTAACCTTAAATTATACCAAGAGTTGTCATCTCTGATTGTGTTTTTATGATCAATGTCTCTAGGTGGCCACTCGCCTGTCATGTTGAACCAAGCTAAGCGATGTGCTTGGTAAGCTTTACCATTAATGTATATTCTCCAATATCCATAATTAGTCAATTTACCAGCTACTTGACCAATTTCATATCTACTAGATGAAATCAGCCAAGTAAAATCGCCGCTAGATTGATCATAGTATAAAATAGATTTTAAATATTCTTGCGTTAGCATTTAAAATTCTGCCGATAATATTTCAGGAAGTATCTTTCCTTTGACCATACGATTTATGTAAACCCGTACACGTGCCGGCCTTCGTAGCTCACTAGTAAACTTAATCGCTTCATCTGCTGTAGCCGGCACTTCTCTAGTAGACCTTTGACGCCACCAATTCGCAAAGAACGATCTATTCTTAGATTGTGGGAAAATGTATTCCTTAAAGCTATTCATGCCGCAAAAATAAGTAGCACAGATATATTCTGGTTTGTCCGCTTTCTGATGCTTCTTATATACTACATGATTAACATCAAAGTATTCAATAACCAATGCTTCAGGCTGCTTGATTAATTCCTCAGTGCCAGCGCGTTCTACTATCTTAACTTGGAACTCGAATGGTGTTCCGCAAGCATCGCATTTTCTAGCAGAGATATGATTGTAAACGCCGCAAGCATCGCATATTTTTATAGGTAAATCACCAGTCTTATTGCCCTTCTTATTTGGTATTTGTGGATCATTGATCGGACCTAACCTAGCTGTATTGCGAGCGAAGTCCATAACAAGAGCGTTTACTTTACCTTCGCAAGGTCTAGTCGCTCGCCCTAACATCTGTACCCACAATCCAACACTCATCGTCGGGCGTAACATGATGATAAAATCTATTCCCTGATGGTTGAAGCCCGTCGTAAGCTTTCCATAGTTAACGATAGCGCGAAGCTCAAATCGCTTAAATCGTCTAATTGCTGCGGCGTTATGATCAGCGGATTGTTTTGAATGGACGGATACGCACTCGACGCCAATCTTGCACAGCATTTCAGCGATATGATTAGCATGTTCAATGCCAGTCGCAAAAATAAGCCATGAACGGCGGTTTTGACCATAATAGCAAGCCTCCTGTAAAGCTTTCCATGTTATTTCTGCTTTATCAACTTCGTGCTGAAGCTGACTTGATACAAATTCGCCGCGCTGTATCCCGACGTTTGATAAATCTAGCTTTACTTGTGTTGATTTTGGAACAATGGGGCAAAGATAGCCATCGTCAATCAGCTTATTAAAATTTTCCATGCTTGTTAAGTCATGAACGACCTCATCCCACAGTTTACCGTCAACGAGCATTCCCATTCCGACGCGAAATGGTGTGGCAGTCAAGCCGATAACTTTTAATCGCGGATTGACAGCCTTTAGCTCGTTTATGAATTTAAGATACATTGAAGCATCTTCATCGGATATCAAATGAGCTTCGTCTACCCACAATATATCACGATGACCGAAGTTAGTAGCTCCTATCTTATAAGCGCTTTGAATAGTGCCATAGATGATTGGCGACACAACGTCTTTACGCTTTAAGCCTGCACAATATAAACCAATAGGAGCTTCAGACCAAACTGATTGGAGAGCTTCAGCGTCTTGCTTTACTAATTCGCTGGAATGCGTCAAGAGCATGAAACGCTGATCCGGCCAAAGCTTCATAGCTTCTCGAATAAAGATAGCAGGACAAATCGATTTACCAGTTCCAGTAGGCCAGCACAATAAGACGTTGCCTTTACCGCCATTAGAGTAATAGCGCCATAGTGCTGCTAGGCCGTCAGATTGATATTGGCGTAGTTCGATCACTGTTTTAATTGCCTTAGCTTATCTTCACACGCCTTCTTAACATCATCAAAATTATTCCATATACCATCTATTCTTTTTGTTAAATGTTTGTGACCTAAATTACTTCGATACGATGCAGTATAGCCAGTCCATTTTTCATAATTTTTGCCCATCCTCATTTCACAAGTTATAACAAAATTCCAATTGTGTGTATGAGCACCGTAAATTTTAAAATCAGGTATGGGGCAAAGTAGCTCAATAAAATCTAAACCGGCATCCATTCTTGGCACCCTTTAGCTATAAACTCATTCGGTATAATACCAAACTTACTACAAGTCCAACTAGTATTCTCAGTAGCCTTAACATTCTTGCAGCTACGGCAGTTACGAACCGGGATAGCTCCGTTATGACAAACATCTTTAGCAAAGCAGTATTTACACTCAAAGTACGCGGAATTATCGCTGATCCTAGCAAGAGGTTCACTAGCCGTAACAATCTCTTCTGCTTTACGCTCTAGCGACTTACCAAGCTCCCAATCAAGCTTTATTGCGGTTACTCGGATATGATCATCGTTCTTATTCTCAGGAAAATACAACCCATACTTGATTTGCATCTTTTCGCCATAGCCGGACATTTGGGCAAAATGCTTAGGCTTAGATAACCGCAAACCTTTATCAAGGTAATGAACAAACGATTTTGTATTATGTGTTTTCATTTCGAGTAGGAAAGGCTCGCTATACCATGGTGTGATAACAACTCCATCGCAGCTACCGCCATAGTGGCCCATAACTCCGCTAACGCGAAACTGCTTACCGCTATCATCAAATCTTTTAACCGTGCAACCAATGCCCTCAAGATAATTAATAAACCGTTCTTCTTCCCTATGCCCTCGTTTGAATAGCCGCAACATCCGACCGTCAAACTGTTCAAACGCAGCCCAACGAAACTTATACCATAACTTACGCTTGCAATCTTCGCCTATCTCTGAAATGCCTAAATGAGTGCGCGGCTCACCAGCTAACGTTTTAACTGACCAGTCTTCGATAGCCTTATTTATATTGTCGGCTATTTCGGTTAGTTGAGTGTGGGTAAGATCGGTCATTCGGTGACTTTCCAATCGACACGTCTAGTTATAATCCAATTTCCATAATATTCAGATTTTAAAGCATCCTCTATTGATTGAAAACTTGTAGGTTTCCAACCTTCATAGCCATAGTCTACCCACAATATGATCGGCCCAACTATATCTTTATCGTCTGATTGGGCGGTCATTTTCACCTTTTTTCTTTTCTAATTCTTTAAGCAACTCTTTGGAATAATTAGGAAATGTCTCAGAAAGGCTTTTGGCAAAAGCTTTAGGATTTTTAGCGTTTCCTTTTTTATCAAATCCTTCTTTATAGCTAAGAAGTTTCTGCATTTCATCACCTATGAAAAATGAATGCTGTTAACGAGAGGTATCTTAACAGCATTCAAGTTGTTACGTCCTTATGCTGTATTGTGGACGTAATTGCTAGCCCCATGGTGGTTTAGTATCGGTAGCACTAGCTCCCGGTTGCCAAGATGGTTGCGGTTGATTAGCAGCATTAACGGTAGGAGCAGCACCACCCCAACTATTAACAGGCGGTGTCGTCTGCTGCGCTACTTGCTGTTGTGCAGTATTGCCAAACCCATTGCTAGCCTGTGGCGCAGAGCCTTTACTCGGTTCATTGCCGTGAATATCGTAAATCTTCTTTACCTCAACGTATCCGCCTTCAGGCTTTTCGGCTGATGGCTCATGGCCGGATTGGAAACCAACATCCATAAGACCTTTACCGCCGATCAATTCTTTGCCAGCCGGACCTTCGTTGCTATCATTGGGGAAGGTGACTTTGATAATGCCGGTAGCGTGGCAAAGTGCAGAAAGCTGTCCTACAGACATCTTGCGTGCGGTCTCGCTAGAATTCCACAAATTATAATTAAAGCGGATTGATCCAGCAGGTGAAGTGAACGTTACTTCGAATAGCTTCTGACCATCATTGGCCTTAGTCGCCTTTACTTCAGTGTTAGTGATAGTAAAAGGAAACTTGTTTCCCGGTGGATGCTTTCCACCAGCTTGCATAGGTTCATGTTGTGAGGCGTCGAAAACAAAAGCCATTCTATGTAACCTTTCTATTACCAGCTTGTTTGCGGTTCTGTCTTAGCGGCTGCTACTTGTGGATTATCTTTAGGAAAAGGATCATCATAAAGACCACCAGTAGAGGCAACCTCAATTTCAGGAGTATTCTTATTAAGACGTTTAGTCAAGTTGTGAATACGTTCGGAAGTTTCGGTTGAGTAGTTTTTAACATGCCAATGACTACTATGATAATGGTCAATCAGCGCTTTTAACTCATGTTCGGTTAGAATTAGCTTAAACTTTTTCATCCTGTAATCCCCTTAACTGCCCACATAACAGCTTCTTCAGCTTTTGTTTTTGCGATCGAATACTCGCGTCTTGATCCTAGCTGATCAATCGTTTGAATAAGGACCAAACCCAAATTCTTAATCCGTATCATATCGGCTTTTTCTTCATCGCTCAGCATGCGATACTGATGGCGTACAGTGTTGTTTAACGTTCGTTTATCGTCGGTAGAGTCAATCATTTTATTTACCTCATCACTTTTAAAATGATCTTACCAAAATCAGGCGGTTCATAATCTGCTAGATCACCAGTGCGATTACGAGCCAGTATGTCAGCGGTACCATTGCATTGGAAAGCTAACGTTTCGCCAACATTGGGAATTGGTACTCTGGCTAGACGTAAAATACAATCATATAAATGTGAAACGCCGCTTGAGCCATTTAATTGTTTACCGGGAAATGCAGGACGGCGCTTTGCATCCTCAGTTAACTCTTCTTTACAAATTAAATAAAGGTGTTTCTCTTTCATGTAATATAATCGCTGTAGATACGGCATCACATAATCAGCCATTTCGCCATATTGCTGTAGACCGTGAGACTTCTTACTTTCATCCAACGCAATATTGCACATTTGGCTAACGCTATCGATAACGAGAGTATCAAAGTTTTTAGTTTCTGCCGATAGCTCAAACCATTTAAAAAATTCGTCTATTCTAGCTTTAGTTGGTGCTATCCATGTAGGCATGTTGCTGTTACGCATCGATAGCAAGCCCGGTTCAACTGCTAGCATCACAGGTCTTGGTGACGTTCCTGATATTGGGGTTTTGCCTGTACCTGGAGGGCCATATACAAGCGCTTTTACTCCAAAAAGTAAAGCAAACTCTTTTGCGGGTCTCAAATCACTCGCTTGCATCAGCTATGTCCTGTACCATTGCTATAGCAGCAGCTGGCTATTACTATTTTCATTTCTTCTTCGCCTTCGGTTCAATGATATCCAACGTTGGCGCGGCCTCTGTCACTGTTAACATTTCAGCATTAATAATCGCGAGAATAGCCTTAGCGTCCTCGCTACCACTTTCAGCCGCTTCCTTCAATGTTGTGTATTCAGTTTTGAGAAAATTGGGTGTCCAACTTACTAACCGTTCAGCAATGAAAGAACCTCGGTTTCCTACCTTACTAATTTTATCGAGGCAAGACCAAATCTTTTCGTTATCGCTATCGAGCTTGTAGTTATAGTTGTTGACAATCTTGGCCTTAAAACCGTTGCCTAGCTCGACATTAGTTGCACCTTCAGTCTTAGCAGGCACTAGCTCAACCACTGCGATCTTTCGCAGCATCATTTCTTCTTCTTTGAAATAATCGAGTTGAGCTTTAGCCCATTTATGTAGCATCAGCAGCCCGTCACGATTACGAGGATATTTAGCGGCAGCTAGCTTCTTTTCAATATCGTCAGTCAACCATTTCGGTTTAGTACTAGGCTGAATAGCTTCGATTGATTGCGACCACGGGTCATTATTCATTATTCAATTTCCTCATTCTCTCTTTCAACTCGATTAACCGTTTCATCATCCAAGCCAGTTTCAATACTAAACACAAAAAACGCGATAACGAGCACTGTCAAACCGCAAACCAACCAAAAAATGACGCCAGCCGACTGTTCCATGATCAAAACGCTAGACGCTTGCTTTTCTCCTGTCAAGCACCAAATTTAGCTTGCTCGCTCTTTTTTTTTCGTTTAGGCTGATGACTTTCTTGTCGCTTCCATTTTTTGCAGGGGCGAAACAATGAGGTAAAGAATGAAGCATCCGGTTTACCAATCGGTTATCCGCGATCGCACGAGGCGATTACTTCGCGAATTTCTTAAACTCAAACGCAACACTTTCGGCTCAATAGCTAGAGATACAGAGCTATCAGAAACATGGATAGCGATGTTTCACAATAATAAAATTAAGCACACTGATATAGGGCGAGTAGAGCGCTTGCATGATTACGTATCAGATATAAAAATAAAAGACCTTATTCAATAATATTGCCCACACTTAATAGGGCTGTGGGGAAGCAATGAATAATTTCGATCGCATTCCGAGCGAGCTTAAAGAGTTACGTCAATGGATACTTTGGAAAAAGGAGATACTTGAGAATGGCAAAACAACCAAGATACCATATTCTACATTTCATACTCTCGCTAGCGTCACAAATCCTAACGATTGGTCTACTTTCGATAATGTTGTTCACTGTTATAGTGTTGGTGGATATGATGGTATAGGTTTTGTTTTTACTAGTGGTGATCCTTATGCCTTTATTGATTTAGATATTAAAGAAAATCAGGAGCCATCAGAAGTTCAAAAGCAAATCTATTCTGAATTTGATACATACTCTGAATATAGTCCGTCCGGTCGCGGTCTACATCTAATTATCAAAGGATCTATACCAAAAGGATTAAATTACGGTAGCATAGAACTTTATTCTAATCTTCGCTATGCTACTATGACCGGCAACGTATTAGTTGATAAGCCAATAGCCGATAAGCATGACTTGCTCAATCAGCTTTTTCAGCAGATGGAAAAAGAAAGATCAAAGGGAAAGTCCAACACAAATACAGTTAGTGGTGAAGAAACTCAAAGTGACGAAGCGATATTAGAACTAGCATTTAAACACAATTCAGAAAAGTTTGTTCCTTTATCGTTAGGAGAGTGGCGAGGTTCTTATCCTTCACAATCTGAAGCCGATCAAGCCTATATGAATATTATAGGCTATTACACTAACAACAAAGAACAAGTTGTTCGCATATATTCTAAATCAGAACTAGCTAAAACAGATAAAAAACGCAAGACAACCGCTTATCTTAATCGTACAGTAAATAAGGCGTTTGATCAAAAGCTTTCAAATGTTGTCTTTGAAGGTTATGATCAAAATAGTGGTCCCGTAGCTCAGCGGTCAGAGCCAATCGCTCATAACGGTTTGGTCGCAGGTTCAAATCCTGCCGGGACTACCAATAGTCAGACTATCGAACCGCCTCCCGGCTTAGTAGGAGACATAGCAAAATTTATATATGGTGCTGCCCCGCGTCCTGTACCTGAAATCGCTATTGGTGCAGCTATTGGTTTGATGGCTGGTATTTGTGGGAAGGCTTATAATTTTATTGATACCGGCTTAAATCTTTACGTTATGTGTCTTGCTAAAACAGGACGTGGTAAAGAAGCTATGGCGTCTGGTATAGATAAGCTTATTAATGAAGTTCAAAAGCAAGTTCCTGTCGCTGCTGAATTTATTGGACCTGCTGAAATAGCATCAGGACAAGCTCTGGTTAAGTATGTAGCAAATAAATCTTCATGTTTTGTATCAGTGCTTGGCGAGTTTGGCATTAGGCTACAATTGATGGCCGATCCTCGTTCTAACAGCGCGGAAAAGACATTACAAAAAACATTGCTAGAGCTTTATCAAAAATCTGGCTATGGACAAATCATGCGTTCTAGCATTTTTGCTGATAAAGATAAAAACACAAGTGACACAACAGCGCCAGCTTTTTCAATTCTTGCAGAAGGAACACCTGAAACTGTATATGAGGCTGCTGATGAAAAGATGATCTTGAGTGGTCTATTGCCGCGATTTATTATATTAGATTATGACGGCGACAGGCAATTTTTGAATAAAAATCGTAACGCAAAGCCTAACGACAAATTAGTAAATGATATCGCTATGCTAATGAGTAATGCAAAAACACTCATGGCAAACAATACTGTTAAATATGTTCAATCTGATGAAGAGACTTCTCAATTATTAGACGACTACGATAAGCTTACTACAAATAGAATTAATTCAAAAGAAGAACATCGCGCGATTATTGAACTGTGGAATAGAGCGCACATTAAAGTTGTAAAGTTAGCTTCTCTGGTAGCGATTGGTATCGATGCCCACAATCCGGTTATCAATAAAGATATATTTCTTTGGGCTAAGCAAATAGTTGAAATGGGGATTTTTACATTGGCTAAGAAGTTTGAAACCGGCGATGTTGGCATATCATCTAATGAGATAAAACAGACTGATGAAATGACTAGAATTTTGAAAGAATATGTTGAAAAGGATTTCAGTTACGTCGCTAAATATAATGCAACTCAGTCTTTGCATACTTCCAAAATTGTTTGTAATACCTATCTTAGCTTGAGATTAACTAAGATGGCAGCTTTTAGAAATGATAGACTTGGTGGAACTTCTGCATTGAAACGAACTATACAAATTATGATTGATAATGGTGTTTTAAAGTTAGTTGGCGGTCCCGAGTTTCAGGAGCGACACAAGATCACTGGTAAAGCTTATCATATTAATACAAGCATTTTATCCAAATAGGATGGATAGTATGGCGTTAGTATGGGGCTAAGTGTTTGAAATCGTTGAAAATAGTATGAAATAGTATGGGTTCAAAATAGTATGCTAAGAGAGACTATAAATGTGTGACATTTTTGCACTACCCCCTCCCCCCCCTCTCTTTTTTTTCTTATACTATTCTATACTATTATACTATATATAATATTTTCAAGGGTTTAGCTGTCCTAAACCTCGTACTAGGCCATCCTATCGGTAGTTTCCACTAAAATAAGGAAAATAAAATGCAAAAGCTTGAGCTTGATTGTGAGTTTGGTAGTATGTCAATATTAGGAGGAACTACATTACTAGGATTTGTAGTTGATGCTACCGAAAGTCCTGTCCCCAACACAATAATGTTAAGAGAGAAACAAGCGACAGAACTCGCAAAATATTTAGTAGCGTGGTTGAACAGATCAGCAGAAGAAAGGAGACCATAAAATGACAATCGAATTGAAAACGCAACGTGATGTAGAAGTGTGGAATGCTGCGATTGATGCTGTTGGCGAGCATGTTACCGGCAGTTGGGTTAAGTCGTTCAAGCGGCCTGATATTGTGGGAAAAAACAATTACTCAAACGAGCTTGATAAAGTAATAGAAGATGAAATGAAGCACAAGCCGAAGGATATAATGAAATGACGCGCGATATCAACGAATATACTTGCCGCTTTGCTGATATGTCGAATGAAGCGCTCGTTGCTTGGCTATGGTTTGTTGAAAGGCGATACAATCCAGCCAGGCTGACGATTACGGGGCGTCGGGTGGCTTGCAGGAGATAGGTATTTGAGCACCATCTATCTATTTCGCTATGCGATGGGCTAGCCTCGAGCCGATCCAGAACGATAATAGGAAGGGCTAGGATAGACGCTGATGCGAGTTCCATTCGTTTCTGGTGCATCGTCGCTCCTGGTCCTTCGATTAACTCCTAGGGCTTCTAATTGGAGGTATTCTGGTATGATAGGAAAATGCAATTTATTTAAAAATAATTTCATTTTGTTGTTGACTTTGATGCTGGAACGTCTATAACTATGTTTACCAACAACGGAGCAAGCAAATGACAGCCAAGCAAATGCAGAAGCGAGTTGCCAAGTACACCAAAGCTTACGAAGCTCGCGAGATTACTGCAAATGAATATAATGGATTATTGGAAGCTCTCGCAAAAATAATGGCTGGGAACTAATCCCAGCCTACCAGCTTCTATTAATACAACCATTGGAGAATGGAAAATGAACGTGATCAAGCTCAAGATCCCTGCTACCGCAAAGAAACCCAATCGCGCCTTCGCAAAGAAGATGAAGCGGCAAGCGCTTAGTGGTGTTGCTATCGGTGCTGTCGCTGTCTGCCTCACTGGTTTGTCACTGTCGCATCTGGCTCACGGTATCGAGCTGGTGACCGATAGCGGACAAACTGAGGCATGGGCGATGGCAGTCGGTATCGATATTGGCTTTATTGCAATGGAACTGGCGCAACTCAATGCTGCTACCGATAAGGTCGCCAAGGCAATCAGCCGCTTCACCAAGCCTGCTATCGTTGGTACGTTGGTATTCAGTGCCGCAATGAATGCTTTTGCCTTCTCAGCTCAGGCCAAGGGCTATATGATTGCTCCTGCTGTTGTGCTTGGTGTGGCAATCCCGGCTCTGATCTATGCCTTGACGCGGATCGGTGCTGCGCTGTATATCGATTGTGATAGCAGGAAATAATCGTAATTTATTTTAAAATAGTGCTTGACTAGCGCTGATGATCCGGTTATATAAGGGTCATCAGCAACGGAGATAGCAACATGATTACTACTTCAGCAACCAACTACATCATCGTTACTCAGTCTGCTTTTGGTCAACTGTTCCTTCGCAAGGCTGATAGCGCTGCTGGTAGGTTTGTAGTGGAAAAGGATAAGGCAACGAAGTTCCATGACGTTGGCGTTGCTAAGGAATGGCTTGCAGAGCAGAAAAGCTCTATGAATAAGCAGATTTATGATCGTTGCAAGATCATTGAAGAGTTTTAAATAATTCCCAAATACCCGGTTGGCAGACTATCACCAACCGGGTATAAGATTGGTTATCAGATGGAGGATAGAGTGGCACAGAAACTGGCTTTTGTACTTGGCCTCTTGCTCAGCCTTGCGGCGCCGATATTGTTCATGTTCGGCCGTCACGCGCGACCTGAAATAGGATTGCCAATGTATGTTGGCGGCCTAGCACTAATCTTGGTCGCCGGGCTGCTGTAAAGCAAGCCAATAAGGCAGACAACAAATAGGAGAATAATCTCTTGACTTTTCAAACTTTCACAACTATGGTGACTTTCAGAAATCAATCGGAGTTTGGCTAAGTGAATGAGATTTTTGAAAGTTCACCAAAGTTGAAGCAAGTTAGACAAATCGATAGGCGTTGGGAAACTATTGAAAGTGGTCAAAGTTTTGCAATACCTCTTGATGATGCAAAGATTGATAACTTGCGTTCAAAATGTTGGGCGATGGGTAAGAAGTTGAATAAGCGCTTTCGTGTCGTCAAGCACGAAACGTGCTATGAAATAGGAAGGATCAAATAAGTTTACCTCATAGCAGCAATGAGCAAGCGCAATAGCAACATCAACCGGCTTAGTGACCCAAGTGAGCTATTGGCAATACAAGCTACAGGATGCTATGAGGATCGGGAGCTAGCGCAGCATCAACCGGCAAGCTGACTGCGCTAGCTCTTTTTAATAGAGGAATGCGTTATGCCCGCTTCATCACCTTACTTTTGTAAGAATGGTCACAGACGCAATCCAAGAAATACGTCTTGGCAATATAAGCGTCTAAAATATAAAGATAAAGTCTATGAAATAACGAGCTTGCGGTGTATGGCGTGTGACAGCGAAATTAGCAAGCGGCAATATATGAGAAAGAAAAATGGTAGTAGTAAATAAGCGCAGCTTTAAGCCGATATTTCAAGAGCGATTGGCGAAAGAGGATGTCGAGTTGCTAATCTCTATTCTTAATGCCAACATGGATCATCCGGCCGCCTCACACACTCGACTTGAAATGCTGATTGAGAAGCTGAAGAGGATGAAGGGCAAATGAGCGAAGCGTTGTTATACGTAATCATAAGTTGGCTTGTTCTAGGCTTTTGCATAGCGGCGTTATGATATGGATTATTGGATCAACACTAACTCAAAGATGGAATTATTCAAGCGCGACGGCTTGACCGCTGAGATTGAAGCATATCTAATCGCCGCTAAAGGTGTTGATCCAATATTGATCGCTAATGATTTAAAGATATCGGTTAATAAGATAATGCGTTGGCAACGTGAGCTTGGCTTGCGGACAATGTCGATAGCTGGTAAAGCGACAGCTCGTTATCATATTAATATGCGAGGACATAATAGGAAAAAGAAGAATGGCGCGCAAAGCTCAAACGATTGATGTTGAACGGCTAAAACGATATTGGAACTGGCTACCTGTTGCAATTATAGCACAAAGATTAAATCATTCGCGCGGTACTATTTATAGAAAAGCAAAAAAGATTGGGTTGACACTGCCGAATAACCGTCCATAGTGTGGGTATAGATTGAAGCTTTGGAGAAAGAGAAGATGGAAATTAGCTATAATCCCCATTCAAAAGAATGGTTGCTTTGGAAGCCAAATCAAGGTGTTATAAGCAGACATAAGACTAGAAAAGAGGCTGAAGATGCCTTGAAAGCTTTGGAGAAGGCAGAATGACAACAAATCTTGTAGTAGCTTACCGCGCTAGCGATGACAGTGCGACTGACGAAAATATGCGATGGCTTGCCTACGTCGTCTTGCCTACTGGTGACTTTTGGCACGTTCGCTTTAATGGCGCTACTGAGGAAGTGGCTCGTTCCAAGGCTGTTGCTTTGTGGACTAAGGTAAATGAGAAGTGGAGTAAATTAGGATTGAATAGGCAGGAGGATATTGAGCCTGAAACTAATGAGGCTTGGAACCAACCTGCTCCTGATCCATGGGCAACGCCTAGCGGTCGCGGTGCTCACTTTGTCGGTACTGTATGGATGAAGCATCCAGTTGATGGATTGAAACGAGTAGCATTGACTGAGATAACAATGTATGAAAAGAATGGGTTTGTGCGCTCTGGACCGCGAAGCAAATGACATTGACTAGACGAGAACGCGAAGTGGCCGTTTTTCTACTGCTCGGTTTAACAGCTAAAGAAATATCAACTAGATTGTCGATATCGAGCAGAACGGTTGAAGATCACATATTGGCTTGCCTACGCAAGTTTGGTGTCCGCTCGACTATAAGTTTGGTTCATGAACTATGGAAATTAGCGCAGGAATGATTTAGCGGATCATTGTATGATCTTGTTAGCGAATGGAATGGAGAATAACAAATGGTTAAGTTGTCGAGAATGCGGTTTGCTAGAGTGGTGGCGCATTGCTGCGCTAACAACATGAACCAGGGTGATTATGAAATCGGTCGCCTTGACGAATTGTGCGAGTTTGAAACGCCGGTCAATGATCTTGATAACCTTTTGATGCTGATGGCTGAAAGCGAACGTAAGCTCGAAGCTATCAAGGCTTATCGCGCGCTTACTGGTGCTGAATTTAAGGAAAGCAGGGACGCTGTTGAGCGGTATTGGAATGATAAACGCGATAAAAGTGTGCAGCTTCTTCGCCCATGTAGTCTTTGATATTCTGAATTGTGTTGGTCGAAAATAGCTATTGACAACCTAGCCGTTTAAAGCCAGGTTGTCGGCTATCGGCAAAGCATTGGAGAATGCAAATGACCAAATCAGCCCTATTTACCTTCGCTCACAACATCACCAAATGCAAAAATGTTGCCTATTTCGGTAGCTACCAAAAGGCTTTTGCTGCTGTACTGCGCGATTTATATGCCCAAGGCTATCATAAAGGTGGCTACGGATTTCAGATTATTGAGCCGGAAAGGTTGTGGGCATGACTGATAGTGAGCTTAATCAGCTATTCAACTCAATCAACGATACTGCAAATAATGCTATCGACAAGCTTATTGCAGTGCGGCAAGCTACTGGCGATGCGGTAAAATACCGATATGTGATTAAAAAGCTAGAAATAATTGTAGGTGCTTGTAATAGATCGTTGGATAAGTTAAATGGAACATGATACCGCTTTAATTTTTAAAGCCGCTGCTAGAGTAGGTTTAAGATCTTGGCAGCTAGATCGCGGAATTGTTAATGTGATTAAGTATACGTTGGATAAATATAGATATTGGGACGATATCGATGCTGAAATAAAAACACAATTAATGATAAAATAGTGTTGACAAGCTAAATAGTGGCGTATAGAACCATAATTGTTCAACCATTGGAGAACATATCACTGTTGGAGAACAGAAAGGAACATCAAATGGCTAAAGCTACCGGAATTGCTCAATTCAGTCAGGGAAAGAGCGAAGTATTCAAAGTTGACCCAGCACTACTGGTTATTGAAAAGAACTGGAATACTCGCGACGATAGTCCGGAACTGCTGGAGCATATCGACACGCTGGCGCAATCAATTGCTGAAATTGGTGTTCGCAAACCGATTGAAGTAAAGCTTGTCAACGGCGAATTGATTGTCCGCGATGGGCATTGCCGCACTCGCGCCACTATGCGAGCTATTGAGCACTACAAGGCTGATATCAAAACGGTTCCTGTTATCAGCGTTGATCGCTACGCTAACGACGCTGATTTAATCCTTAACCAAGTCATCAGCAATAGCGGTAAACCGCTGACTGTGCTTGAAGAAGCTCGGGTTTATAAAAAGTTGCTTGACATGGGTTGGCAGCAAGTCGATATCGGTAAGAAAGTTGGCAAGTCCAATGGACGGATTAGTCAAATCCTTGATCTTCTGACCATGCCGGTTGCTGTACAGGCTCAAGTTGCCACTGGTGCGGTTTCCGCTTCGCTGGCACAATCGGTAGTCAAGGCTAGCGAAACGCCCGCACAGGCTTCTCAGGCTCTTCAGGAGGCTGTTGCTGTTGCAAGTGCTGAAGGCAGAAAGGTTAAGCCGTCTGATGTTGGCAGAAGCTCGAATGCTTTGACGGTATTGCGGGATGCTTTCGAGAATAGCGATATCGACTGTAGCGATGAATTGATGTCATCTGGCATTGTTTCTATTGACATGCCAGTTGAGGAATGGGATAAGGTCCGGGAATTGTTGAAGTTGTGATATTTTTAATCTCTTGGGTAGCAACCAAGTAATCAGTGGAACGAGAGCCGATCCGGGGATGAGGGACGTAGCATAATGGTAGTGCGTCACTCGTGGGAGTGGAGGATGTGCGTTCAAGTCGCACCGTTCCTCGCTTATCGGGTAGCTGCTAAGGAGCAGAGCAAGTAAAACGAGGCGTCGATCCCACGCCTATTGTCCACAAGCCGGATATTGCTACCGGCAACTTATTTAAAAGGTTTGAAGTGACTAATGTAATTCAATTGAACGAAAAACGCCAAGCTCGCCCTATCGTTCGCGTTATCAATTGGGTATTGTCACACGATAAAGTTATTGTTATCGGTACTAGTGATGTTGAAGGACGAATGAGAGAGCTTGCAAGCTGGTTTCCAGATGCTAGGTTAGAAGCTGTTGAGTTAGGGATTAAGATATCAAATGGTTAGGTGTGCTGTCCTCCTAAAATGGTTAGTATCAGGATCATAAGCGAAAGCAAAAGAGTTTACCTGCATATTATGTATGTCAACCAATCGCATAGCACGCCTGAACATTTGAAAGGCGACAAAAGGTAAACGGCTGATACAATTAATTGGGAATAGATGAATGATCCGTCCTGAAGATTTAGCTGCTTGTGGATCTGAAAGCGGACACCAGAAAGCGCTTTTCTGTTGGGCTGCTCTAAATGTGGCTACTTACCCACAATTGAAATGGCTCTATGCTGTTCCGAACGGCTTCTTTAGCACATCAGGCCAAAAGGCTAAGATGAAGGCTGAAGGACTTAGGGATGGTGTACCAGATATTTGTTTAGCTGTGCCCACATTTAGCGAATATCTTCCTAAAGTGATGTTGTGCGCTGGCCTCTATATCGAGCTAAAGATAGAAAAGCGGCGCAATCAAAAGAATGGTGGTTGCTCAGAAGAGCAACTAGAATGGCTTGACTATTTGCAGCGTGCCGGGTATAAAGCGCTAGTATGTTATGGATGGCAGGAAGCTGTTAAGGCAATAGAGGAATATTTGAATGGCTGATCGACGCTGTCCTAATTGCAGCTATATGCTTGGATATCAAGCTGGTTATATGAACGCTTTAGATTTAAAAGATCATCAAAAATGTATAATATTTGGTATGGAAGCTAGAGAGATTTTAGATATCTTGAGCAAGCATGTAAAAATTGATTGGTCAATAATGCTAGAGGGAATTAGGAAATGTCACTTGAAAAACGTCTAGCTCGCCACTATGCTCGACGATTTCTTCAAATGAGCGCTGTCACTCACGGTTTCATTTGGGGAGCCGTTTTCTCGCCGTTCGCGTACCTCGTGTACGCGCTCTGGCGCGATTGGCCCAGGGAGTCGCCCTCGCCCGAGGAGATGAACCGTAGGGTGCAGGCGGACCTGCGGCATACCCCGCGCTGGTGGTACGACAAGAGATAATGATTATTTCAGCGTGGAAGAAGGGATTTATTTGAAATGGATGATGAATATAGGAAAGAATGGAATGCTGAATTGCGTGAAGTAACTAAAGCATATAAAGAATATGTAAAAGCGTGTCATTCTAAAATTGGAGTATTTGCTACTGAATACAGTTTTAAGGAATGGCTTGCTGCTGGTAAACCAAAAGGACCAGATTGGTCATGAACCTAGAAACTCGTCTAGCTCGCTGTATCGCCTATCGCGATGAAGCAATGAAACAGCCCGAATTACACCCTTTATACATCGAAGATTTGAATTTGACTATCAAGATGCTAGAAGGATGTATAGCTAAAACGCCATTGCTGGCTGATGGCAAACCAATAATTGATAAAGGATGGAGCGATGACGAATAGTATTTTTCTTCGCACTTGTCAAAGTTGTGGAAATAAGCAAGAGGATAAAGACCCTAAAGGAAAGCAGCCTGGCGCTGGCTATTGTAATCGAAAATGTAAGCGCTGTGGGTCATCAGATTTAGATTATGGATCAACTAAATATGAAGAATAGAACTGTCTGGTGGTGTCAATATCATAGCCTTGAGCATCTGAGAATGATTAAGGCTGGTTGGCAAGAGCATAATTGTGTTTATGCTGATGATGAAGTGTGGATCAAGCTAAGTAAAAAAATTTAAAAATGGAAAAGATATCTTGCTAGAATTGGAGCGCTAATGTACTTTGTCTGGATAACCGGCTTACGTGGTCCGTCGCCTCAGATATGGGCTGAGGATCAGCTCGATAGCGCAACAGGCAAGAGCAAATCAATCTTAGTGAAAATTAAGCTGGATAGAGGCGACGACTTTCTTTCGCTTGATCAATTATCGAAAAAGTACCCATTCACTGTTGACAAAGAAACTGATCGGAACTAAATCGCAGTTATTGGGTTTTACCTAATACTTAACGCTAAGCGATACTAGGAACGCCAAGCGCTCCACACAGTATCATAAACAAAAAGGAACAAACTATGGAATTGACTGTTTTGCGTGCTGTGGCGAATGCGACCGCTGCTAATACTGTGCTCTACGTTACCGCTGCTGAAGGTAAGCCGCTGTTGGACGCTGGTTTTATCACTATTGATCCGGCCAATCGTGATCCTGAAGATGCGAATAAGATTGCTGCCAAGGTTACTGATGCTGGCGTTCATGAGCTTAATGGCTCACACGCTCATATACCGGCCATCACTGGCACCTTCGCTATTCAGAAGGGCGGAATTGAACTGCCGAAGGTTGAACGCGGCTTTAAAAAGGGCGTTGGCGGTGGTGGTCGTGCTGCAAAGTATGACTTTGAGGCAATGGAAATTGGCGATTTCTTCTTTGTCGCTAATTCTGCTGTCAAGAATGGCGATGCCGTCAAGACGCTTGGTTCTGCTGCTGGCTCAGCCAATCAGCGCTTTGCTGAACCGACTGGCGAAACCGAAAAGGTTATGCGTGCGAAGCGCGGTCCTGATCATAAGGCCATTAAGGGGCCTGATGGTAAGAACGTGATGGAAGAGGCCATTGTAGAAAAGAAGAACTTTACGCGCAAGTTTGTTGTGCGTGAAGTAAAGGCGAATGTTGCTTATGGTGCGTTCACCGCTCCTGCTGATGGTGCTGTGGTTGCGCGTAGTAAGTAAGTGAGTTTGCCCCCTGCTGTTCGTAGCTCACTTCCTATATGGTGTGAGTTGATTATACAGTGATGTATAATTCTGGCAGGGGGCAAAGCTTTTAATTATACCGCTAAGACTGATATGAGCGCAGTCAATGGAATTAATTATTTAACTGGTATATAATAATGAAATATAAATCCGGCATTGAAAATCTTCCTTTACGCCAAATCAACACTCATTGCCCTATCATAGTTATAGTTACCGATTTGTCTACTGACGAAATAGTATCGACAATTGAGCTAGATTATGCTAAGATTGATGACAGAAAACATTTGGGTCGTCTGAGTTTCTGGGCTATCAGCAATAAGCATAGTGTCGAAACACTGTCTAAGTCAGATGTGGATTTGGCCAGGATTGGGGAAGGTGAATGAGAAATAGTCAATATGTCAATGAAGTAAATGTGTCTGTTAGCGAAATGGTCAGATTGGTGTTTAGCGAGGTAATGCCGCAACACAATAATGGCACTCTTCACGTAGCTACTATTTGTATGCACCTTGAGTTTTTAAAGGAAATGAGCAGAGTTATAAATAAGGCGTTGGATGACTACAAAGCTTTGAATGTTGATGTCGCTAAGGGGATGAATTAGCGCGGGCTTGTTGTAACTGGTAGCCAAGAGGCACTTAAAATGCCTTGCTGTAAAGCGTCCCGGTTCGAGTCCGGGAGCCCGCACCAAAATAATGAGGTAATATAAATGTCAAAAGAAATAGATATCATCGCTAAAGCGTTATGGGACAATTATCAATCACAGCCATACGTACAATATGGAATATATAATAGATACGTGTTCGGTAAGCAGGATGGAGAAAAGGTCACTTGGGAAGAGTTAATGGTTCCTAATGTTGTGCCTTATATTGCTAACGAATATCGTGAAATGGCTAGAGCAGCGCTTAGAGCTATTCGCGAGCTACCTGAAGGCAAACGTTGGTAAGTCGCTGAATTATCGTGAGACTTCTATCTTCGGCAATGAATATCGGCCGAATGGGTCGTTTTTGGTATGCAATCGACCATCGATTACCAAGATCGGTAAAGAGTGGCTTGCACGGGTTACCATGAAAGATGGCTTGATTTTGAAAGTGGAGTAGTGTAGCATCCTTTCATCAATGGGGGCAGGAAGTTAACCCACTGATGGTTATTTGCATCACCAAATAATTCGCCCCGGCATCTTTTCAGGTGTCGGGGCTTTTGCTATGATGGGCCATGGAATGGCCGAAACCAATCACATTTGACGCTCGAAATGTCGCCTCATGGGTGGCAGAACCTACTTATTCAGCACCTCCAAGGCCGGATTTTGCTGACGACGAAGAGCTTAAGAAAGCCTTTGGTATCGAGCTAGGACGGAGTCTGGATAGCTTTAATGCTGGATTGGCTGTATTTGATCAGGCGATGCCTAAAGCATTGTGGGCAAGCGTCCATTGGTCCAAAGACCCGGTTGTTATCGCTTCGCGTGATGCTTATGTGGCTACGCTAAAGAAAGCTCAAAAGCCGCTTGACAGAGAAGAACTTTTAGCGGAAGTCTTGGAGAATGCTAAAACCGCGCCAGAATTTAAAGATAAGGCTGCGCTTTTAAAATTATATTCTGAGATAGCCGGGTTTACGGGCCCTAAGATTGCAATCGACGCCTCTACTACTACAAATAATACTCAAAATAATTATGCCAAGATTGTTCTAGTTAAAGGCTCTCAAGAGCCAACAAATAACAAAGCTCCCGACATGAATAGCCAATCAAAAATACAAAATAGCCTTCCTCCATTGAAGTTGGTTGGAGGCTTAAAGTAGTATTTTTGATGTTGCGCAACAATTGGAGCTAAAATTATGAAAAAGAAGCTGTTACTTGGTTTGGTGGCTTTGGCTGCTATTCCGAGCATTGCTATCGCTAACGGTGTTTGGAATGGTTTTCCAGAGGTTGGTGATCCCGGTAACACCACTTGTCTTAGCTACGGTAGCACACCGTCAATTTCTCCCGGTAACTGTAATCAGTACAGCCCGGCTGGTCCGTCTGGCACAACTGGTTTGGAAATGGTTCCGGCCGACACTGGCAGTAATAATCCAGCCTCTGTTTACATTCCAACTAGCGTGCTTGGATTTTCTACCAATCGTTTGATTGGTGGTGATATGACTACCAATCTGGCGCAACGCCTAAGTACTGCTAAAGGCGTCAGTGCTCTTGCTGCTCTGTCTCCCACATCTGCTGTTATGACTGCTGATAGGTGGTGGGTTATTGCTCCGGCCGCTGGTGTCACTGTTACTATTGATAGCACGGCTTCTAGCGCTGTTATTCCGGGCTTTAACAACACTAAAGCACTTCGCGTTGCGCGTACCTCTGGCGGCGCTGCTGGTATCGTTTGTGTCGGTCAAACGCTCGATAAAGCTGCCTCTTTTCCGTTGATTGGTAATAATGCTGTTTTCTCATTTTATGAAGAAAATGGTTCTACTCAGTCTGCGACTAGTGGCAACATTACTGTAAACATTGACTATACGTCTGCTGCTGATACTGTTGGTACTCAAGCTACTTTGGGTTTTGCTGGTGGTAATGGTTCCAAGTTTGCGCTTGGAGACGCTGGGCAGTCTGGTACGCCAACGAACTATACCAACGCTGTAACGGGTCTTTCCAGTGGTACTACTGGCTCTATTACGAGCGGAGTAGCTACTATTAAAGCTTCTACGGCTTGGAATAGATATTCTGTTTGGGCTGCTATTCCTACCAATGTTCCCGGTACTACTACTCCTGTAACTTCTGTTAGTGTTTCGATTTGTTGGACTCCTACAGCAACTACTGCGGTAGCTACCGACTATATCGAAATTAACGGTATGCAGTTGGAAGCTAAGCCCAGCGCTACAGCTCTGTTGCCTAATGGTGGTTCTACTGTTGCCAGCGCTCTTGCTACTAATGGTGTCACAGCTCCAAACGCTTTTGAAAAGCGACCTGCTTCTTTAGAGGCTTTGCTTCAGTACTCGTATCTCTACTTTAACTATGAAAATCAATCTTTAGTTGCTCCTGTTGCGTCGTGTGAAAACATTGCCGCTACTGGTGCGAATTGCTATCTGCAATTCCCGGTTCCGATGCGAATTGCTCCAGCAATGCAGTATACGGCAGGTTTTCAAGCTTTTGCTGTAGTCGCGGAAACGTCCGTAAGTGCTTGTTCGGCTCTTGCTACGTATTCTAACACTGTGGTTTCGGTCCCTTCTCAGAACGGTGTATTTGTGCAATGCACCGCATCTGTCGGCGCAGCTGGAACCGCAAATCAGCTATTGTCGCTTGGTACTTCGTCGGCTACTGGTATCATTTCAGCTTCGGCAGAACCGTAGGATTTAACCCCTCACAGAAAGGATTAAATCCAATGGTGCTAGTTTTAGCAAATAGACAGCCTAGAATTTACACTACCAGTAAGCAGTTGATCGGTGGTGATGATTTTAACGCTGTGAACGCTTTGCTTACGTCAAGTAAAGCTTTGACTGCTGGTGTTGGTGGCACTTTAACTGTAGCGACGCAAATCAACTCAGCTAACGTCACTCTCACCGTTAATAACTCAGGTGACAGTGTTATTCTGCCACCTTCTTATCCGGGTCTTAGAGTACAGATCGAAATTCCGTCAGGTGCTAACAGTGCTACTGTTTTCCCCTATCAGACTAACGCTCTTAACTCCAATACTGCTGACAATATCGATGGCAATACTAGCGTAACTCAGTTTCAAGGTGGAGCAATCGAATACGACTGCACTACTATCGGAACTTGGCATAGAAATGTTGCTGTCGGTGCTGTTAATCCGTCTACTGAAATTACACAATTCGGCAGTGGATCAGCTACTTTCTTAGAAGAGGGTAATATCTCACGACAAACTTTAGCTGTTGGTAGTGGCGTATCTCCTGTAGGCACTGGTGCAGATAGTGTTCTAGCGTTCTTTACCATTCCTGCAAATTCGTTTGATATCGCAGGACGTGGCTTGCAAATTACTGCCGCCGGTTCATTTGCAGCCAATGGTAACAACAAGACAGTAAAGCTTATAGCTAGCAATACTCTTCCTGTTGTTGGTAACGCCCCTCCCGGTACTGGTAATGCTATCACTATAGCGACTACTGGTGTCGTTACTACCAATAACCAAGGTTGGTCTATTTCGGCTAACTTATTCAAGTATGGCGCGAATGGTTCCAATACTCAGTTGGCTATCCATTCTCAGGCTCAAGTCGGTGCTGCTGTCTCTGCCTTGCAGGTGCCAGCAAACGCGACTTTGATTGAAAACGCCGCTATGTATTTAATGTCAACTGGCAACGCTGGTACTACAGCCACTGACATTGTACAAAACTGGTTTGAAATTAACGCTATGAACTAGTTTTAACTGGCCGGATCGCAAATGATCCGGCCGATTTTTAGGTGATATATGAAGAGACTATTGCGGGTAATCGTGGGGCTTTTACTCTTGCCCACATTCGCATTCGCGCAAATCTATTTAACCACTGAATTTGATGTTAGTGTGACGCCTAACGTTCAAAACGCTTCCTACTCTTCTGGTAACGCTATTGGCGGCTTACAAACCATCACTCCGTTTCGTAGCGTACAGCCAACAGGAATTTTAAATAATATTTCTGTGTTGTCTAATGGTGGCTCAACTACACCCATCACATTATACATTTTTAAAGCCAATCCTAGCGCGACAATTTGTACTGACAAGAGCGCTTTTGTATTAGCTGCCGCTGATCAAAATAAGCTTATTAACGCCGTTCCTCCTGTTTTAACCCCTGCTGTTGTTGGTGCTGGTACTACTGCTACTACAGCTTCGCAACAATCACCTATTTCAATCAGAAATCAAGACGCTCCTGCTACAACCAAATTATACATTTGTCCTGTGGTCGGTGGCACAGTTACTCCTGCTAGCACTTCTGATTTAGTGTTTGGTTATTCAGGGATTAGGGATTAATTTATGCTGACACGTCGAAAACTGATCACGGGCGCGGCTGCGCTGGCGGCGTATTCTCAGATGGAGGATGCGGGGGCGCAGACAACGCGCAGAGTGCTGTTGGGGGGTGGCGTAAACCCAGTTGCTGCTGCGCTATTTGCCAGAATGTCCCCCGCGCCCACTGCGGCAAGACAGGCGTTGATGTCCAGCTTAATTGGGTCGCTTCAGACTAGCGGCGTCTGGGCTTCGTTGGACGCGTTTTACGTCCTGGCCAATTTTTCAACTCAAGCCGCAAGTCTCAACTGGATATCCACTCAGTACTCTCCTCTCGTTGCGATAAACGCGCCGACTTTCACTACCGATCAGGGGTACGCAGGAAATGGTACCAGCTCATATCTTCAAACTAGTTTTAACCCAAGCTCGCCTGGAATTAAGTTTGCTCAAAATAATTGCTCACTCTTTGCGAGATCAAATACGAACCTCAGACAAGATAGCGGCAGTTGTGTGGGCAACGCTTCAACTTTTGGCACCGGGCCAGGGGCCAATATTAACCCCTGGAATATGAGCCTTAACAACGGAAGCTATGCGTTGAACACGCCCAACATCAACCAACTGGTACCAACTTCCGCTAAGGGCCTCTTCAGCACAACCCGATCGGGGTCAAGTTCGTTCAGCGTGTACGAAGATGTGTCTTTGCTCGGATCGATCACATCTGCCTCCGCGACCCCCTACAACGCCACCTTTTCCATATGCGCCGCGAACGGCGCAAATTTTTACACAACCCGCCAAATCTCTATCGCGGGCTGGGGTTCCTACCTCAGCGGCACCCAAGTATCCGCGCTGTCATCGGCCATCACAACCTACCTTTCAGCAATCGGAGTTTCCTGACATGTTGGGGGCTCACCCAATGAACAGATTTATTATTACGCTCCTGTCATTGCTGTTGCTGAGCACTTCTGCAAATGCTCAGAGCATCACCATTTCATACCCAATGCCTCTAGTGATAAGCCTTGGCCAGCCACAACCTTTTGCCGGACTTAGCGTCGTTGATTCCAACTCTGGAGCAACAAGCGACGTTGTTACAATCTCAGTGTCGGGCACAGCGGGAGGAACCCTGAGTAGCAATTCTCTCGCTAGCGGATCAACATTAACTGGCACTGGCCCGTACACATTGACGACGACGCCGAGCAATCTTCAGGCCGACGTGCAATCGCTTCTTTACGCACCAGCCAACCTGACAAACACAACAGAAGATTTTACGCTTTCTGTTGCTAGTTTCCAGACCACTCAACTGGGCACTGTAACGGCAACGCCAATTGAACTCGGCAATATAAATATAACCAGCGAAGTTCCCTATCCGCCGCCAACCGGCACCTTCACGCCGCGCAATTTTAAGGGTGTGAAT